CCTCGTCGGTCAGTCTCCCTAGCAATGCCATGCCAACTATTCATCATTGGCACGGATCTTCCCGGCAATTGTCAAGTCAATATGTCACCATGTGTCTCAGGTTGTGAGACACTTCACTCCCAAAAGCGGCTTTGCCCAACAGTTCCGATCTGCCCAACAGTTCGGACACCGGCGACAACGCCGTGACGGGCTGCCCAACAATTCCTCCGGCACCTAAGTCGGTGGGCTGCGCATAAAGTCAGGGAGCGCGCGTGTCGACTTATGGTCAATGCCGCGCGGCCGCCTCTGCTCGCGCTGCCATCTCCTCGGCCCTTGCGGCTGCGGCCATAGCTGATTTGGCGGCTGCCTCTGCTCTATCTGCGGCTGCCTCCGTCCTCACCACTACGGCCTTAATGCGCTCCGCGTCACCGTCGTGCACCCCATGGCTTTCGTAGCAGCCGACTATTGCGCAGAGAATACAGAGAAACGCCAAGCGGGTCATTTGGCGCGATGATCTCACGGAATCAGCGCCGGGAGCAATGCGGTGGGCTGCACGCAGATCATCATAGCGTTGGTAGATTTTCCGTCGAAGGTTCTAGGCGATTTCGGGGATGTACGATTCCCATTCCCTCGTAAGGACGAGGACTGGTGCGTGGTCCAAACTGCCCCACAGCGGAGTGGTGCGTCCCCAATAGAAGAAGTGCCCGGTAGCTCCAGACTTCAGCACTCTCTCATTGTCCTTCCCAACCTTCGAGTACAGAACAACAAGATCACCAGCCCTCACCGTCATATTTGGGAGCCAGAAAGTATCCGTCACGATCGTCGTAATCTGATCGCCCTCGACACCGCACCGGAAGATTGCGAATCGCCCAATATCGGTGTCCGAAGCGGCCTTCATCACGATGCGTTCTTTTTCCAGAACCCCCCGGTCGGCGATCGAAGTGATTTTCAGCAACATCACGCCTGAACCTTCCTGGAGGTAGTCTTGAACGCAGTCTTGAACGCAATTGCTCCGCCGAGGAGAAGAGCCGCGAATACGAAGAGGACGACCCGAGCGAAATCCGTTGCCAGAGTCGGTGCGAGCGTCAACAGACCCGAACCAACGGATAGGCTGATTGAGTATCCGAGTTCGGCCGCATTTGCCTTCTCAAGACGCTCCGCCATGATGCCAAGATTCTTGTCGGTCTCGTGGTATCGATCTTCATATTCCGCAAGCTTGGACACCTCACCTTCGAGACGATCAAGCTCATCGAGCAGCATTACCCTGACGCCAGACTGGGCAAGCTCCTCCTGGTTGAGCACCCTTGGCGACTTCGATGTAGCCTTCCGCTTGATGCTAGCCTGCTGGCCGGTACTAGGGATGTCCTCTGGGGCCTGATCCTGGCTTTCTTCCTCCGCCATTTCCGAACGCATTACCACATGGCCAACGCCGCTTACAGAACCGCACCGCGCTACGGCAAACACGGCGCAACAGGAATAAAGTTCGGAATATTTTTCTTGACTTTTGCCGAGACGGTCTGTAATCAAGTAATCACTCAGGGGAATTGGAAAGGGCGGAGTTGGTGGTTGAATGACGGAAGATGATGCGAGACGGATTCTCGGTCCGATAGAGGACAAGCTGGTTCAGTGTCATGTCGACGCGCATGCAACTTGGACCTCGAAGGTCGCAAAGTTCTTTCCTGTTGCAACGCGCCGCGGCCGGAGAAACATCTATTACGAATTGCTTATCGAACGAGTGCGCAAGGCATTCGTTGACACTCCGGGGGCAGTCATTCGGGAGATGAGTGACAACCGGATTGTGATGAACTACAAGAACGTCGCTGTTCGTTTCAAATGGCTCGACGGCAAGTATCGAGCGTCGACATTCGCGACGCCCCTCGCGAAGCTCGTCGAGACCCGGCGCCAAATCATAGGGTTCCCCGGAAAACGGATCACGATCGGGCACCGATTCGACGAGTTCGAGACGAAGCTGGAAGGAGTCTATGCCGTGCATTATGTGCAGCGGCGCGTCCCAGCTTGGCACTATGCGCTGGCTCAGCCAGCCGCCCAATTGAGACTGATACCACCAGTCGCACCGAAACAGTTACCGCCTCAGCTAGTCAGCCGAGTCAAGCCGAAGCAACCCAAGCACGTCGCAAAGGTTGTGAACTTCCCGAACCGCAAGGGGAAACACTAGGGGTTTTGGAACCCGAAGCGGCGCTATGCGTCGCTTGAAGACGAGACGGGAGAGGCATGGAGGCTGCAAATCCAGCGATGGTGACGTTTGCTCGCGAGATGCGCGAGGTGAAGCAGGATGATCTTGCCGCCGACCTCGGTATCTCGCAGGGCACACTGTCAAAAATAGAGAACGGGCAATTTCCGATCACGCCCGATGTGGTTACCAAATTAGCTGCCGCCCTGAACTACCCCGAGTCTTTCTTCTTTCAGGACTGCAAATATTGGAATCTCCCCGTCACTTTCTATCGAAAGCGCGCGAGGGTCCCCGCTAACGCGATCCGGGCGGTGCGCGCAAAGGCGTGTTTCCTTCGTCTGCAGATGCAGATCCTTCTTCGGTCCCTCGACATTCCGACGCTTCGTATCCCACTCATAAATCCCGAAGAGTGGCACGGCGATGTGGAGGCTGTTGCGCGCGAGTTGCGGATGCAGCTGAACCTCCCGCCCGGACCGGTCGATAATGTCACGCGCACTCTTGAGGATGCAGGCGTTGTCGTGACGCGATGCGACTTCGGGAGCAACCAGATTGATGCGCTCAGCATTTGCGAACCGGATGGATTGCCGCCGCTCATCTTGGTCAACCCGAATAGCTCCGGTGACCGACTCCGATTCAGCCTTTGCCACGAACTGGGGCACGTGATCCTTCACCATCATCTGCCAACATCCGTCGATGTGGATACTGAAGGGCAGGCGGACCGTTTTGCTGCAGAGTTTCTAATGCCAAAAGCCGACATCCGCGGACATCTATCGGCGCGCCTGAATCTGGAACGTTTTGTCCAGCTCAAGGCTCACTGGAAAGTTTCGATCCAGGCGCTCATCCGCCGGGCACGTTCTCTTGGCCGCATTTCTGATCGGTACGAGCGGACGCTCTATTCAACTCTCAGCAGATACGGGTATCGAAAGAACGAACCCGGCCCGATCCCCCCAGAGGAACCCGGCCTCTTTAGGGAACTGATTGAGTTTCACCTCAGCAATTTGGGTTATTCACGAAACGAACTGGCGCGAGCACTGCATGTACACCCCTCCGATTTCCGCGCCCTCCACACGGAAAAGGTCGCCGAGCTAAGACCCGTAAGATCGGTCAAGCTTGCGGATCAATCGACCGGGTAACCTTTTCAGTCAATGCGGCGACGCTTACGACGTTCGCCGCGGCCGATCCCAGTACGGCGACTTGCACCGAGGGCACACCCTCGGCGGGTCGTCCGGGTCCTTCGGTATCCACTCGTGTTCGCATCGCTCGCAGACGAAGAACGTCACTGTACGCTTAACCTTGCCCATGGCGCCCCTATATCACCGCCGCTATATACCCGCAACTATTTACCCAACAGGTATTGACCAGGCTGTACCTGTGAGGTACATATCCATGCGTACACAGGAGAGAGCGCATGGACGAACGACGACAGAAGGGACTCGAAATCGCGGCGACCGTAAACCTGACCCAGAAGCCGGATGGAACGTGGGCGGTCCCGTCGCAATCGCTGAAGGGCAGATATGCCGTCAGCATGACGCCAGACGGGCCGCGTTGCTCGTGTCCTGACTTCGAACTTCGCGGGACGATTTGCAAACACGGATGGGCCGTGCAGTTCACGCTGTTTCGCGAAACCGTCACCGAGACAAAGCCAGACGGCACCGTCAGCACGACGACGACGGAGACCACGGCTGTCCGCGTCACGTACGGTCAACCGAATTGGGGCGCCTACCACAAGGCGCAGTGCAGCGAGAAAGAGTATTTCTGTAAGCTTCTGCATGACCTCACGAAGGACATCGCGACGCCGGAGCAGAGGGGCGCTGGTCGTCGCTTCATCCCGCTTTCGGACATGATCTTCAGCGCGGCTTACAAGGTTTACTCAGGCTTCTCCGCTCGCCGCTTCATGACGGACATGCGCGATGCCGAGAGCAAGGGACTCGTGACGCAGGCGCCCTGCTACAACAGCATCTTCAACTACATGGCACTGGAAGCCATGACGCCGATCCTGCACGAACTCATCACGGCAACGGCAAAGCCGCTCGCTTCAATTGAAACTCAATTCGCAGTCGATTCGACGGGCATTGGAACCGGGAATTTCTACCGACACTTCAGCAACAAATATGGCGAGGATCGCACCCGCCGCGATTACCTCACCTTGCACGCGCTCGTTGGCACCCGAACCAACATCGTCGCAGCCTGCAAAGTGACCGACCACCGCTACAGCGATCCGGTCGAGTTCGGGCCGCTGGTCGAGAAAGCCGCCGAGGATTTCGACATGAAGGAAATCAGCGCGGACAAGGCGTATTCCAGCCACGCAAACCTTGCGATCACTGAGAAGGTCGGCGCGGTTCCGTTCATTCCGTTCAAGTCGACTGCTAAGGCAGTTTCGAAGTCGCACAAGAGCCCGTCAACGCCAGCTTGGACGCGCCTCTATCACTTCTTCAGCTTGCACCGTGAAGAGTTCCTTGAGCACTATCATCGCAGGAGCAACGTCGAAACAACGTTCAGCATGATCAAGCGGTGCGTGTCGGATACCCTGCGCAGCAAGACGCCAGTCGCGCAGCGAAATGAGGCGCTGTTGCTGGTTCTCGTCCATAATGTCAGATGCTTGATTCACGAAGCCTTCGAATTGGGAATCACGCCGACCTTGGACAAGTTCATCTGCCCAACAATTCCGGCAGCGTCGCAGGGAACGATTGGGGCTGCCCAACAGTTACCGGTTGCTTAGGGAATGTTGGGCAAAGCCCCTCGAAGAAGTCGTTGCGGAGATCAACGCGGCGATGGGGGAGGAAGCGGCGCCAATGGTGAACGATCCACCAACCAGCGAAGCGGCCCCGCGTCCGTGGCATGTCGCACCCCTCGCGGGATCGCACAAGGTATTTTACGGCATTTTCGATGATGGCCCCGAAGGTGGCTTGATCGCGAATTGCGGCGCTGAATCTTCACGGAATTGGGCAAACGCGCAATTGATTGTCAACGCCGTGAATGAACGCGGACAGTCGGCAGCGGTAGGGAAGGCGATGGCCCGGTTTCAATGGTGCATGGAGCTACGCAAAGAACGCGACGCCCTCGAAGCCCGCTTGGTGGGGGCGCTGAAGGCGCTCAAGCGTCTACTCGACGCAGTGCATCACGGCGAGTTGGACGGCGAGGAGACGGGCGATGCAGAGGACATCGTGTCGGACATCGACAGCGCCGAACTCTTGGAGCGTTCCAAATGATCAGAAGCCGAAGCGTCAGGGAGCACGGCGAGCGCATCGCGGCACTGATTCGCCGCAACGTCGATGCGATGATGGCAGACCGCATCAGCTTCGCGACGTTCACGCGCCGTCAACGATGGCTGTGGGACAAGGCGCAAGGCGGGAAGCCGTTGTGCGCCGGAGACAACAGCATCAGGGCACGGCTGAGTGAAGCCGTATCGAGGGCGCTATGACAACCCGCCTTCAACTCGCGTGGTACGTGTTCTGGTTTGCAATGGGCGTAGGCTTCGCGGCGGCGCTGCTGCCGTGAGAAAGTGAGGGGGATGAAATGAGACAACTCGCGGAAGGTCTGCTGCACATCTGCGTCGCCAAGCGTGAGCACGAGAGGTCGAGAGGGCAGGTAACGTCTGCGGCTCCCGGCGTACTCGTGTCGGAAGCGGAGCGCCTGTACGTGTCCCTGGATTTGATCGAAGAGAGCGCGGGTAAGGCTGCTGCGGAGGCGGTTAGGAAGAGAGTTCACTTGCTCAGGCGGTTGGAAGGCTGATGCAAGCCGTTGTTGCAGGGAAACTTGACCACAACTCCTAACTGCTTCTTAGGGCGCGCAAAAAGTATTGACAAGATGTCACGGGCTGAACGGTCGAAAACGATGCCTGAACGGTCGCCTGCGCTGCTGATCTGCAAGCGTGTGACGACGCCTGCGAGGTGCTGTCGCTGCAAGGCGGCGGTGCGGGTGCCCGCTGCAAGCGTGGAGATCGTGCGGAAGTACGGGCGCGTGGAGCTACTTTGCGACGCCTGCTTACCCGAGGTTATGGGAGGAACCGAACGATGAAAGACTCAATGCGCCTGCGGTGCCGCACCTGCGGGCAGGTGTTCTGGAAGGTGGTAGTTGAGAGCTTCCGGCCCTGCCCACAGTGCGACGGGTGCGAGTTGGAGGTTGATCCGGCGTGGATGGAGCAGGTGTGTCCCTACGCCTCGAACAGGTCAACCGACCCTTGACTACGGGTGCCGTTCGGGTGTAACGGAACGCGGCACGGGAGACACGATATGCTGTGTTTGGACATTGAGAGCGTACCCTCCATCAACAACGACCGAATCGCCGCAATGGCAGCGAAGCGGGACATGGACCCGGTGACGTTCGCGTCGCTGTGCCCGCCGCTCGCTCAAGTGGTCTGCGTCGGAATGCAGAACACGGACACGGGCGGGATGCAGTGCTTCGTGGTCGGGGAGATGATGGCGCCGAGCGAAGTCATCGTGCTCTGCGTGGACGAGGCGGACCTGCTCGCGAAGGTCAACAAAACCGTTGACAAGTACGACGGGCTGTTGACTTTTGCGGGACGGTCATTCGATGTGCCCACGATCATCCATCGAAGCAAGATCAACGGCATCGAACCGGCCAAGCTGTTCACGTCGTCTGCGTGGCAAAAGCCGTGGGAGTTGAGGCCGCACGTCGACCTGCTCAACGCATTGACCTTCGGCGGCGCGATGGGGAAGTACAGCCTCGAGGCGTTCTGCATCGCTTACGGGGTGGAGTCACCGAAGACGGGCGGCGACGGGTCGAACGTCGCTCAGTTGTTCGCCGAGGGCAAGACGGCGCAGTTGGCGGAGTATTGTCTTGGAGATGTGAGAGCCACGACGCATTTGTGGCAGAAATGGAGTGGGAAGTGACAACAGAATCAGTAGTAGCTGGTGATTTGGGATCGACCGACCTTCAGGTGCGGGATCAGCCCGCGCAGTCGGTGGTCGAACGCTGGATCGAGGAAGGTGAAGACAAGGCACTTGCTCGAATCGACACGCTCATCAACGTGCTCGACAAGTTGCGCCGTGCGTCGATCAAGGCGACGCAGCCGAGCGACTGGATATGCCATGTATCGCGCGACAGCGAAGGCACAATCCTTGCGCAACGGTGCTACCTGCAAGACATCGGCGCAGAGCGCGCAGGCAAGGTGTGGGGTATTCAGGTAGGCGCACCCGCAATCGAGCGCGAAGACTTCCCCGACGGCACGTTTGCCTACCACATGATCGCGGAAGCGACATGCCGCACCACAGGCGAGCGCCTCGACTACGTGGAAGGCTCGCGATGGAGCGGCGACAAGTTCTTCCAGAAGGGCTTGCAGGACGGGGAGCGGCCCGATCCCGTAGACATCCGCAAGGCGAGCTGGGCGAACACTCATGGGCGTGCGGTGCGTCAGCTCGGTGGCCTCGGCGGTGTGCCCCTCGATTTGCTCGCCGAGTGCGGACTGGACACCAAGAAGGTGCAGTTCGTCGACTACGCCAAGGGCAGCAAGGGCGGCGAGTCCACAGGCGCAAGCACGGGCGGCAGCGAGATCGTCATAAAATGGGGTGCTGGCAAAGACAAGTCAATTGCCGAACAGACCGACAAGGACTTGGCCTACTACCTCAAGGCCGCGCAGAAGGACTTGACCGACGAGTCCAAGGCGAAGTTCAAGAAGAATAACGAGCGCATGATCGCTGCCCTGACTGCCGAGATCGAGAAGCGCACGAAGACGAAGGAGCAGGCGAAAGAGACCGGCGAACCAACCCCATCCAACGCCAAGCCCCTAGCCGAGAGGCGCACCGAGACATGGAAGCGGCTGTCGAAGATCGCGAACGAGACGGGAACCAACTGGGGAGACATCCTCGAAGCAATCACGGGCAAGCGTGCAATCGGCGACCTGGACGAGAAGATGCTTGCGACGGTGGAAGCTGCGAGCGACGAGGATCTGAACAGGACGGCGCTGGCTACTTCGGATGCGAGGGAGTGAGGGAGTGCCGTTCGAGTTCGTGCAGGCGTGGCGGTCAACGGACACCTACCGCATCTGCGACGGCTGCGACAAGAACAAGGTGAAATGGATCATGAAGCTGCACCGTGTACACCTTCGGTTGTGCGCGGAGTGCGCGAAGGAGTTGGGGCAGAAACCATGTTGACGCCAGAAGTATTCGACGAAGCGCAAAAGGAAACACTTCAGCGGCGAATCGGCGTGTATCCCGCACGCTCTTTTGCCCCGAGTCAGGTCGGCCACCCCTGCGACCGCTTTCTCACATTCAGGTTCACACGGTGGGAGGATCAGAAGCCGCACACATGGGGTTTGCAGAGCGTGTTCGACGAGGGCAACTTGCACGCGCCCGATGTCTACAAGCGAATGGAGGCGATGGGGTTCCAGATCACGCGCGAGAGCGATCGCCCCGTGCAGTACGTCGTGAAGGACGCGACGATCAGCGGCAGACCGGACGGGCGCGTCGTCGGCTTCCGTGGCGAGCGGTTCGAGCAACCGCTTGTTCTCGAAATCAAGTCGATGGCGCCGTACACGTGGGACAAGATCGCGACGCTGGAGGACTTGAAGCACGCTGACGCCTACTACGTTCGCGGCTACCTCGACCAACTGTATCTTTACGAACTGCTCGACGAACTGCCCACGGGCGTGATCGTTGCGAAGAACAAGGTCAGCGGACTGCTCCGGTGGATTCCGGTGCCGCTCGACTACGAGAAGGCGGAAGCGATCCTGAACCGCATCGAGCGCATCAAGGGCTACGTGGACCGCAAGGAAGAACCGGCGCCGATTCCCTACGACGAGGGCGTGTGCGGGCGCTGCCCGTTCAACCATGTGTGTTGGCCGAGTCGCGACTACGGGCAAGGTCTGCAACTCTTCGACGACGCGCAACTGCTTGAGGACATCGAGCAGCGGCAGAAGTTGAAGGAAGGGGCGAAGGAGTACGACTCGCTCGACGCTTCGATCAAGAAGCGGCTGAAGAGGCTCGGCACGTTCGAGGCGGCTGCAATCGGTAGGTATCTCATCGAGCGCAGCGAAGTGCCGGTGAAGGCGTACAGTGTCGCAGCGCGAACGGATGTGCGCTTCAAAATCCAAGAAGCGACCGACAAGGCGATTGCCGAGACACGAAAGGCCATCGAATGAAACTCCTAGGGGCCGGGGTCGTGATTGTGCCAACCGCGTTCTTCACCTACTTGAACATCAGTCGGTGCTGCCCGATTCCCCTTGACGGAGTGTATTGGTGCGGCATCGGGGTGTGCGTTGCGAGCGGGCTTCTTGGGGCCGCTCTTTGGACACGCCAATGATCGCCCGCTTCATCTGCTGGCTCGGTCTTCACTCCGTCATCGTCATGAAGGAAGCCGAGACGAAAAGTTCTGCTCGCGTCGACCCTGCCTTCGGCATCTGCACCCGCTGCGGTCGGCGGTTCACGTGGGAAGTGCGAGGGGAGTGATATGGGCGCCACCGTGGTCATCATTCCCGGCGAGCCGGTAGCGCAGGGCAGGGGGCGAGCCTTCGGCTTCAAGCGCGCAGATGGCGGTATTGGTGTGCGCGTGTTCGATCCGAAGAAATCACGCGACTGGAAAGCAACGGCACAGCAGCACATGGTGGAAGCGATGGGAAGCAGCGAACCCTTCGATGGGCCGATTCGATTGGTAGTCGAGGCACGATTCACGTTGCCGAAGTCGAGTTGGCGCAAGCGCGAACCAGTTGGTCGGACGTGGCACTGCAAGCGTCCCGACGGCGACAATGTGCTCAAGGCAGTCAAGGACGCGGCCAAGGGTGTTCTGTGGCTCGATGACTGCCAAGTGTGCGATGCGCAGGTAATCAAGCTCAATGGGGCGCAGGGCGAGGCGCCGCGCATTTCGGTGCAGGTTGAGCAACTCGCGTGACAGGAGGACGCAATGGTGAAGCTGCCTAAAGTTCCGAACGAGGAGTATCCTGACGCACTGCACTCGCAGGTATGGACCCGATTTGCGGCGGCTGCGCTGGCGCGAACTACTGACGATGACCTTGAGCGGATATCGGTAGACAAACGCCCCGTTGAGCTTGCCGTAGTGTGCGCACTGGCAGCCGACGCCCTCTACGCCGAATGGCTCAAGCGGGTGTCGTGATGGTGTCAACGCAAGAGTTGATACGTGCCGCGAAGCGACTGAACGATGCCGAGGATGCAGTAGTTGACGCCCACGCCGCCGTCATCGAAGCCGCGAAGAAGTGGCTGCACGCATCCGAGAATGATCAAGAGTCGAAGAACGAACTCGCTCTCCTTGTCGGCCAACTTGAGGACGCAGAAGCGAAGCTGCGAGACACGGAGAAGTGATGGAGCCATCGCTCAAGGAATTGTGCGCCGAGTGCAATGCGCCGATCGAGCCCGGTGACCGCCGCGCATCCAACGTGGGCATCGGCGCCTACTACCATGAGCGATGCTGGAGCGACGATGACGATACGCACGACTGTACTTGGTGCGGTGGCGAAGGTTGGCAGGAGTCAGACGACCCACTGTGGGACGGAACCGATGAGGTGCCTTGTTCTGCCTGCGGTGGCACCGGACTTCGGCGGCATTGACGATCAACTATTCTACGTGGCGTGAAAGGAGACGATTCAATGGCTTCACCAAAAGAGGTACGAGAACTGATTGAGGGAGCAGGGGGAACGGTCAATGACATGACCGTACTGCCTGACGGTCACGGATTCGCAACCGCCAGCTTCCCGTTGCCAAAAGACCACTGGATTTACGGTGACGGGGCCGAGTTCTGCGGGCCACCGCCAATGTCATTCCGTATGGGCACGAGCGACCCACGCCGCGAAGCATTCGCGCAGGCGATTCGAGAGGCCGGGAAGTACGCCGTAAAGGCATCGACCATGCAGGGCAGGGACATGGACTTCGATCCCGACGCGATGCTGCAAAACCTCGTGGTTGGAATGCTTGGGTATTGGACGAAAGACGCATTGAGTAACGATGAGTGGGCTAACCCTGACCCCATTCCGCCGATCTTCGGTCGCATGGAACCCGACTTCAACAAGTAGGAGGCTCCATGAAACTCGAAGCACACCTAATCCCGGCAGAAGAGGTGCAGGTGGGGGACTACACGATGCGGCAAGAATCTGCGACGGGGCTGATGTACGCTGCCGATGCGTGCAACGAGGTGCGGCGCACAGCACTTCCCGAGGGGCTTCTGCTCCTCATCTTCCGCCCCGCAAAGGAGACGGCATGAAGCTCATCGAAAAGCTCATCGACGTGGCCCCCATCGGGAACCGTGAGGTGGCGTACCTTTGCAAACCGGGCACGACGATCTCCCTACCTGAGTATCCCGAGTCGAAAGACGGCGAGTGCCTACGTGACATTCGCGTTGGGGCAGATTTGAGCTTGCGCGAGTTGGCGCAGCGCCTCGGAGTGAAAGCCGTCGATCTGTCCGACTTGGAGCGCGGACGCAAAACGTTACGCCCGAATGACTGGCGCAAATTGTTCGAGGCGTTGCCAGAGATTTGTGGCGAACCACCGAAGGAGCCCGCATGACCAACCTACAGTTCGTGGCGATCTTCATTTGCCTGTACTCCATTGCCTACGATGTGCGGAAACCAGGCGATTGGATCACGCGAATCTTCCTAGTGGTTGCTTGCTTCCTAGCGGGTGTAGCAACCGCCCACGGCCAAACCCCTCCCGGCGAAGTGATGATCGGCCCCTCGGTCTCCCGCGCCGTCTCCTCGCTGAACGCAATCGCGGTAGGCAACAACAAGCTGTACGCCTGCGACAACGGGCACCCGGCAGGCAGCAACGTGCTGTGGCGCTACGACATGACGACGGGGAGCTACACGGCGATCAACACGAGTCTCGGGCTGTGCCTCGGGGCGGCGGTGCTCAACGACGTGCCCTACGTGACCGACTACTCACGCAACGCCATTGTGCGGGCGGCGGACAACCTCGTGATAATTCAACAGTCGGGCGTGCAACCTTCGGGCCTGACGGCGTTCGGCGGCTTACTCTTATGGGGGTCGTACACCAACATAGTCTATCAGGGACCGTCCACCGTTCCCTTCGCGGGCACAGGCAAGTGGGGCTTCAACGGCGACGGCTTACCCGCCTTGCAGACGTGGCTTGAGGCACCGGGAGCAGTAGGCGCTGCCGACAACGGCGTTGTCTACCTCGCCGAGTACGGCGGCAACCGCGTCCGCATGGTGCTCAACAACCTTGACCACACCGTGACCACCTTCGCGGGCACAGGATGGGGAGGCGCATCAGGCGACGGCGGCATGGCGTCTAACGCAACCGTGCAACCCTCCGCCGTCGATGCGGCGGGCAACGTGGTGTACATCTCGGACAGAGCGAATTGCCGCCTACGCTTGGTCAACGGGCTCACGCCTTCGTCGATCATCAACACCGTGGCAACGGGTTGCTCGCCTATCTCGCTCGCGCACGACAGCGCCTATGAATACGTCGGGTGGACCGACAACACGGTGCGGCGCTACCCGCTTCCGAACGCGGTGCCGCCCACGTCCACGGTAAAGCCTACGGGCACGCCTACGGCGCAGCCAACGGGGACAGGCAGCAGGACGCCGACGCTATCCCCCTCGCCGAGTCCCAAGGCAACGCCGTCGCCTAGCCCTGAAGGCGTTACGCTCACCTGCCCTTCGGGGGTTGAGTGCAGGTGCCTGCCGTGAAGCTGCACCTGCGCCCGTGGACAGTGAAGCGAGCGACGGCCTTGTCATTCGTGCGCGATACACACCGACGCCTGCCGCGCATCCAGGGCGCCATGTGGTGCATTTCGGTACGGCACGGCGATGAGGTGGTTGGCGTCGCTCTTGTTGGGTGGCCGTCACGTACACAGACCACGCCCGAGGTCGATCATCTTCGCGTACTCCGCGTGGCGGTTAGGGAAGGCTACAAGAATGCCTGCTCGATGCTGTACTCAGCCTGTTGGCGAGCTGCGCGAGCAATGGGAGCAACGTCGATGGACACGTTCACGCATCTTGACGAACCGGGCACGAGCCTGAAGGCGGCAGGGTGGATCAGCGACGGACTCACCGATGGAGGAGAGTACGACCGACCATCTCGTCGGCGCAAGGCGCAAGTAGACGCTGCGCCAAAGCGCAGATGGTGGGCACCGGGATCAGCGAAGCTCACCTGCCCCAACGGGGTGCGGTGCGAGTGTGTGCCGTGAGTGATCCTGCATTGGTACGGGCTACGCTCGAACGAGCAGCGCGAGCGGTATGCGGATATTGTGCGGACCCAGAACGGTGGCGTCCGGCACGCAAGGGCCGTTACCCAGAGTGGTGGCATAAATTCGCACCGCTTGAGGAATCGACCGTGGTCAATGCTTGCACCGCGTGGGCAATTTGGCACTTGATCGAACAAGACGAACTAGCCGCCACCCTCAAGGCGGTGGAAGGAGAGGGAAGGTGAGGGCGTTCTGTGTCGTGGCAATCTTGTTTCTCGCAACAGTGGTCTCTGCTGGGCAAGCACCCCCTACGCCGCTTCCGCTGCAATGGCATCCAGCCGAGTCGTCGTACCATTTGGTCACCGTGATTGACGGGCAGGTGAGTATCCAACACGGACTGACCGAGGCGCAGTGCGACGAGATTCTGAATCGCCTAGGCATGAAGAGGCCCTGGTTTGCATGTCCCATTGACCAGCCGTGTTACCAAGTGGGCAACCGAGGGTGGTGTCTGCCATGAAGCGAATCATCCGCAACGAGCCCCGAGTAGTGAGGGTGGAACCGTGCTGCGAGGCGATGCGCACGGCGATAGGTGCAGACTGCATCCGAGCCTTCCCACGAGAGACGCTGACGCTCATCGACGGCATTCTCACTGCAATCCGCTTCTGCCCCTTCTGCGGCGCGAAGGTCGAGGATGTGGTGGAGGGGGAGGAGCCGCAGCGCGTATGCCCAACATGCAACCAGCGACCCGGCATCTATGCTCTGCGTCCCGAGCACCCCAACGCGCTCTACTGCTGCGCGTCGTGCGAACTGCGTGGGCGCTACACTCACACCGCCGAGTGCGAGGCCCTGTGGGCACCCCGCATCGCAGCAGCAAGGAAGTGAAGCACCCGAAGTCGTGGTGCACCTGCGGGCACCGTCGGCGTGACCATCGGGGAATGAGCCGCAGCGGACAATGCTACGCTTGGCCCTACTGCTCGTGCAAGAAGTTCGTCAAGGGCACGGCAACCGTCGATCCGCACAAGCAGGCGTCGACAGCGGAACGAGAATAGGCACCGTCACCGCACCCTGCGTCCACTCCCACCACTGCCACGCGCCGTCCACGAACACCGCAGCAGCGAGCGGTAACCCTACCCACGGCAGCCGAGCAGCGAGTTTCGCAAGCCCCATCGCCAAGGGCACGTGCACAAGCATTTGCCGGTGGCTTCTCCCGTGCCCACAACCAACCAGATCGGGAGCAATCCCTGCCAACCCGAGCAGCGTCCACTGAGGCGCTACCCACGTCGACAGCACCACCGATGCAAGCCTGAGCGGCGAGAGCGTCTGCGTACCCGGTGCCCCCGGCGATGAGTTGATGCCTGCGTGGGCGTCCCACAGGCTACGCAGCGAGCGTTCATGCCCCGAGTCCAAGCACGCATCACGCGCCAAGCCGGGATAGCTCGACGTGCCTAGGAACGCCCCGACGAAAGGCGGAGCTTGGTTGAAGCTGCGGTGCAGTACGAAGATGGGCACGAGCATCAGGCCGGCGAGCAGGTAGGTGCAAACCATCCGACGCCACGGGGCAGCCAATGGGTAGAGCGTCAGAAGCATCGTCGCCGCGTACGTCAGCGGACACAGGGCTGTCACGAAAGCTGACACTGGTGTCCACCACCGTGACCGTCGCATTCCTGACACTGCGATCAGTTGCAGGACTTGCATCACCGCGAGTTCGAGCCCAAAGAAGTGTCGACCTACCCACAGGAGCGGTGCGTTCGTGGCAAGAGCGCAGGCTGCAGCGACGGCAGCAGCCCTCCCCCATCGGTGAGCGTAGGCAGCTCCGATGAGCACCAGCACGAAGCCGAACCACAGCCCTTGCACCCGCTCGCCGTACAGGCTGTTGGTCACCGCGTTGAAGGCTACCCACGGCAGGGAGGGCCAACCTGCCCCCTGGACCGACCGAACCTCAAGCCAGTGGAACGCCCCGCCCGTCTTGTCGAGGCAGATCGTTGCGATGATTTCGGTCGTGTCGGGTATCCATGCGGTTGCGGGCCAATCCAAGGTGTAGAGCGAAAAGGCCCCGCCTAGCGCCGCAATGGCCCCTACAATCCACGCAAGCCTTCCAAGTGACCACGCCGAGCATATCGGGACGAAAACGCCCAGAATCGCCCAAACAGCCACGGACGGCAAAATCCACAGGCTTGGGTGAAACAGGCCGCAGTCGACGGACACGGGGCTTACGTAGCCGTAGGCGAGGGGGTTTGGCTTGGTGTTGGGGTGTTGGTAGGTGTCCGGGTAGGTGTGGCGGTAAGCGTCGGTGAGGGAGTGGCTGTGAACGTCTGAGTCGGTGTTGGCGTCCGAGTCTTGGTCACCGTCTTGGTAGGCGTCTGAGTACCCGTAACGGTAGCCGTTCCGGTCTGTGTAGGTGTTCGGGTGATTGTGGCTGTCGGCGAAGGAATCAGCCCAAGGACTTCATCGTCAGTAAGTTGACGGTTGGGCCACCATGCAGCGAACGAGATGTTGCCGCTGTACCCCTGCTTGGAAACTCCCGGCCAGCCTTGGATGTTGCCCGACCCGAAGGTCCAGGTCGAAGGCGTCGGGGCGATGAAGAACTTGTAGGGCTTGGAGTCGATCAGCCTGCCGTCGAGGTAGGTACGCTGCCCGCCAACCGTGCCGAGCGTCCCGATAATCAGGTGCTCAACGCCGTCGGAGACGATGGGGACTGGCTGCCACGGAACGACTGCAGGAGGCACGAGCTGGAACTGCCCTGAGCCGTAGGTGATGCCCCACCACGGTGTGCCGGCAAAGGACACTTCCAAGAGCGAGTACGCCGGCTGCTGTTGGCTCGGGATGCCGAAGGCGGCAAAGGTTCCGGTGGTTCCACGCGCGCAGATGGCGATGCTCTGAGTCTGCGGTGCCGGGTAGGTGACTGAGGTTGTCACCGATCCCGTGCCTGCGAGGTCAACGCCGTCTCCGGTCAGGATGTAGTTGCCGGTGTACGTGCCGTCGTTCGAGTCGATCATGTCGTGGGCAACCGTGCCGGTGGTCTCTCGGAATGACCATGCGGAGGAAGGTTCGAGGTCGATCAAGCCTTCTTCGGAGAGGCTACCGCATGGACCGAGTGTCGGCGTGACGGTGATGCAGTGCCGGAAGGTGGTGGTTGGTGTCGGCGTAGGTGTCTCGCTCGGAGTCAGCGATGGGGTGCGGCTATTGGTTGCGGTGCGGGATGGCGTGGCTGTGCGGGTTGGGGTGTCGGTGACGGTCACCGTCAGTGTCGGGGTCATGGTGCGCGTCAATGTCGGCGTTCGGCTTGGGGTCAGCGTCGGACCACCTGGCGTGATTGTTGGCGACGGCGTGTCCGTCGAGGTGGCCGTGCGGGTAATCGTCGGTGTTCCAGTCGGCGTGAGCGTGGGTCCACCGGGCGTGAATGTCACGGTCGGTGTCGCGCTCAACGTGGGGGTCGGTGTCGGTTCAACCTCCACAGCCCCAACGTCGCACACGATAAACTGTGGCCGGGTCACTCCCCGCTGATCGGTGGACTCGCACGCACAACCGCCGCTACCGGGCGAAGCCGGATTGCCCATCTCGATTGCAGGGCTGCCGTTCGCAGGCATCTGGGTCAGGGTGTTGCCGCCGTTGTTTTGCAGCGGCCCCAGCATTGCATCGGTGCTGTTCTGATCGCCCGTACCAGAGAAGCCACAAGCCGTGCCGCTGTCGATGTTGTAGCCGCAGTCAGTCAAAGTGCCGCCAGAGTAGAAGCTACAGTTGTCCGTGCCGTCGAAAATCGAATTGCCGACGGTCAGGTTCACATTGCCGCTGATCGCACCTCCTGCCACAGATGCCGCATTATTGCCGAACGTGTCGTTGTTGATCGTGCAAGCGGCACTGCAATCAATGCCGCCACCACGCCCACCGAAGGCCGAATTGTCGACGAAGGTTGAGTTGACAATCGAGCCGCCGGAGCCCGAGAGATGTACCGCACCCGCGCCCGTGGCACTGTTACCGGAGAACGTGCTCGCGCTCACCGTGTTTGACGTTGCCCCCATGCTGATAGCGCCCGCGCCGTTGCCACCGCCATTGTTGACGAAGGTCGAACCCGACACGTTACAGACCGAACCCGTGCAAGCCACCGCGCCACCCTCTGCCAGAAAGTTGGTGTTGTTGGTGAAGGTCGAACCCGTGATCGTGGTCGAGCCGTGCGAGATGATGGCACCACCGGGGGCGAAGCTCAGCGCCGTCCCTGCGGTGTTGTTCGAGAACACTGAATTGCTGATGACGAGCGTGCTGGTGATGCCGATATTCTTCGCCAAGATCGCACCACCACCAAGATGTCCGTCGCCACCGTTCGTAAAACCATGCGTGATCGTCACGTCCTGAACGGTAAACGTGATGCTGCTCGTGTTGATGTTGAAGATTCGCGACGAGTCGTTGCCGCTGATCGTCAGCAGCGTCGGTCCAGGCCCGTCGATGGTGAGCGTGTGATCGACGAGATTCTCTCCCGCCGTCAGGGTGATTGTTCCCGTCACGGAGAAGGTCACCGCTTCACCGCTGAGCGAGGTCCGCACTGCTTCACGCAAGGTGCAGTCAACAGCATCGCAACACAGATCGTCGTGGTCGGTCAGCGTGTTGACGACGGTGACTCGTGGCAACGCACACGTCGGAGTTACGGTCGGCGTAATGGTCGGGGTTCGAGTTGAAGTTGGAGTCACCGTCACCGTCGGCGTCGCTGTAGGCACGGCAGGAGTAAGCGTTGGCGTGAAGGTCGCTGCCGTGTTGGTCGGAGTTGGCGTATCAAGCGTCAACGGAGCAGCCAAACCATCGGCGCCACTGATCGTGCTTCCGATGCTCGTTATCGCCAGCGTGTTGTAGTCGATAGAGATGAGAGCCGCCGCGCCCGAATTGTTGTCAATGCCATACAAAATACCGCCGTCACTGCACGCGAGAGCAGGAATCGTGTGTCCAGCCGCTCCCCCTGTCATTGTCCCCAGCGATGAACCGGCACCGCTCACCTTGTTGACTGAGTACAGGTCGCCATCAGTTCCGTATCCGGCGAAGTACAGATTCGTGTTGGGACAAAAGGACAGACCATTTCCGCCGCTGCCGCTAATTCCGATGTTCGTACCAACGAGCGTGGCGACACCCGTGCCGGTGTTGATGGTGTAAAGTCGGGGCAACCCGCCATTGGTCGAGGCGCCATAGAGCGTCGTTCCACTGAACGAGAGGTCTTGCATCGGGTTGGTGGTTCCGAACGCGCCGACGAGGGAAGCCGCTCCCGTAGTGGTGTTCACGGTAACGAGCTGACCAGCGTTCGCGTCCACGTTCGAGGTTGACCCGTACATGGTGCCATCTGGAGCGAACACAATCGCTGTCAAGTAGTGTCCCATCGCTCCCACGTCCTGCGTCTGTGCGCCCGTGGCGGGGTCGATACGAAACAGATGCGCCGGTGTCGGCGAGATGTTGCCCCCTTGGGCAACCCACAAGTCGGTCGGAGACACGCCCCACGCTCTGCACGCAAGCATAAGCACAACCAGCAGTGCCGCCAACTTCAACGCTGCGATGTGTATTCTCACGGCGTCACCGTCGGGGTTCTAGTCGGCGTTGCGGTGTAGCCGGGGTTGCAGATGGCGGGCGTGATGGCGGTACAGGGCGTCGGGCACTCGTTCATGATCGGCTCAACGCAATCGCTCGACGGGCACTCGCAGCACAGCAGCGGGTTGCGGGTTGGTGTCGGGGTTGCCGTAACTGTCGGGAGTTGGGTGCCGGTCCCTGTCGGTGTCAGCGAGGGCGTCAGCGTCTTGCAGGACTTGGCCGTGTTGGTGACCGTCGGGGAAGGCGTGGCTGTGGCCGATGACGTGGGGGTTGCGCTCAAGGTCGCAGTCGGGGTTTCGGTCGGCGTGCGCGTATCGCCGGGGTAGCTCACCTGCACCGCCGAGTAGTTGCGCGACGCGCTGCTGTCCATGCCGTCCCCAAGCCATCCACCAAGCACGTTGACTTGGATGTACTGGAGCAACGACACGATGTCTTTGGTGCCGTTGTTGATCCCGGCTTGACCGACGGTGGTGTAGCCGCTGCCGCCTACCACGGTGTCGGTATCGGCCCCCGCGCCTTGCAGCGCGAAGGTGGAGGCGAGCAAGGTATCGGGCAAGGTGTTGAACAGCGCACACACAGGCGCATTGGAGAAGCCGGAAGAGTTGGCCGCTGCGTCGGCGGGGTGAATGTTGGATGCCTGCATGGCACGCAAATCACCCGTATCGAAACTGCCCGAGCCGCACGTGAACGTGATGGTCCCTGCGGTCAGGTCCGCCGCTGCCGGGATGGAGCTGAAAACGTAGGTGGACGGCTGACCCGAGGTCCCGGTAACCGTTGCCCTGTCGAGCACGTAGGTGTTGCTCTCGCTGTCGGTCGCGGCGGGCAGAGTACAAACCGTTTGTGCCAAGTTGACGGCCACGATGATGCCGGGTCGCGTCGTCGTACAACCCGTGGCCGTGATCGAACTAGTGCTCACCGCTGTGCCGTGGCACACCGCCGCAGGGAAGAATGGCGGTAGCGAAGTAGGTGTCAGCGTCTGGGTCGGTGTGCGCGTCAGGCTGGGTGTCGATGTTGGGGTGCGTGTAGGAGTCGGGGTGTTCACCTCGACGCACAAGGCCGCAAGGCTGCTCACATCGCCGCTGGTAAGCCCGTTCCCATAGATGCGAGGCTCGTCGATGAAGGCATCACTGAACGCACTGAGATCGGCGTTCGAGCCGACCGCCACGACACCCGAGGCAAGCGTCGGGCACAGCGCCCCGAGCGAGGTGAACGACTGCACCACCGCTTCGTTGTCGACGTAGAGTTCGAGTTGTTCGGATGAGTTGAACACCGCAACAATCATGTGGGCCAACCCGTCGTCGTATGTCAGCACGCTCTCCACATACGTCGGAGTACAACTGACGCCGACGCCAGCGGTAAACCGTACCTTGCCAGCAACCATCGTGATCGAGAAGCGCGTGGTCACACCCGCCGAATCTTGCTGATTGAACAGTTGCGCAGATGGGTCCGATGTCTTGGCGAACACGATCACCGACTGCTCGACCGGGAAGAAGTCGGGGCCGCTCGCACTGATGATGTTCATGGCCGAGGTGTCGCCGAACTGGGCCGAAGCGTTGGTGTCGTTGAACAGAAGCGAGGGCTGGTCGAGCACCACGCTGTCGGTGTAGGTCCCGTCGAACCCGTCCACGTTGTCGTAGGCAAGCGACCCCTCGGTCTCGTCGAAATGGAATCCCGCTATCGCGTCGGGGATGCCCAGCAGCTCGGTCATGCAGGCGCTCAGCACGGGCGTCTCTGTCGGCGTGTTCGTGGCACCTGCCGTGTGTGTCGGTGTGGGAGTCAAGGTCGGGCCTGTGGGCGTGGGGATAGGTGTGGGGGTCTCCACCGACAGGCACTCGTCGAGGTTGTTATCCGCCACGTCCACGATGAACGACGGCATGGCTTGGGTGTCGCCATTGAACACGTTTCCGAACAGCACGTGCGGCCCCTCGAAGCGCGACTTGTCGTACTTGATGAGTTGTGGGGTCTCCATCGGGCAGTCGACGATGATCTGCGTGCCGTTGATGAGGGCGGGCGCAAACTGCCATTCCGGTGAGGCCCCATCTTCCCAGCACGAGAAGCCGTTCAGCACGTAGGGCTCGGGGTATGGACCCTGCGACACGCCCGGTATCCGCATCCCGAACATCTCCTCGGCGGTCTGATCCTGAAAGCACAGGTTGACCGGAAGTATGCCGCCCCCCGGCGTGCCGAGCCGCATACCGATCAGGTTGGGGCCTGACCATGAGTTGCTGAATCCAGGCTGCAAAGCCGTGAAGCCGTAGAGCTTCACCATTGCGGCTTCCGCGATGCGCCGCCCATATGGCTGCGTGTTTTTGGGATGCAGGCCCTGCTCAAGATCGGTTGCACCAATCATCCAGCTATTGATGCTAGGCACCACAGGTTCGCCGTCGGCGGTGTCGGCTACAATGCCACTACACGCCGTCACAAACCCCATCGGTGAGAGTCGACGACAGCCGCCCGTCGCTTCGCCATAGTAGCCGGTCACGTAGGCCGCGTGCATCGGGTCGTCGAACTCGTTGTTCTGAAGCTCGGCGAAGGTCGGTGGCCCCATCGGTTCGGTGTTGGACAGCGAACGGTCAGGGTTCGCAATGTTGGTGTCGGGTGAACACTCCGTGCAACGGTCAGCGCCGCTTCCCTTCGGCGTGTTCTGCACCCAGAACATAGCGAGGTCATCGAGGGGCAAGCCGCCAATCTGGGCCGTGATGTTGTTGCGATCACGCCGCCACGAGCGTGCGAGCGATGGCAGCGAGTGACGGTAGTTGGCATCGTCACCAGAGTCATTCAAACCTTGGAACCAATACACGCCACGAATCCCAAAGGGCCACATGGGCCACACGGAACTGCCGTACAGGTCACCCCATGCGGCCCCGAAGTTAGTTTGGTGCGGCGGGTCGCTGATGCCGGGTACGTAGTTGCAGGTGCCGCTCGTACAATCGTCGTCGGTCAGGCACACGTCACCATTGGTGCAGTGGTTGGAGCACGAGCCGTTCCACACATTGTTGATGATGTTGAACATCTCGGGGTCCTCGCAAATCGAGTCACCCTCCCACCGCTTGATTCCCGTAGCGCCATACGCACGCTGGATGGCCCCAATGGGTGCTTGCAGCTTGCTCTGCAACTCAGTGGCAAGCCAGAAGCACGAGGCTGACACATCGGCGAGATGGTCCGGTAGGCTTGTCCAGACAAAATCCTCCTCGGTGTTTCCACGAATCGCAGGCCAGATTGAGCACATCTGCGGCGGGTCGCCGCCCGCCCGACACGTGTGTCCAACGTAGGCAGGCACGAGGGCGCTCTGCCCGCTGCACAACCAGTTCTCGCCGACCAGCACCCCCGTGATGTCGATGGTGCAGGTGCCGACAGGACCGATGACGCCGGTCACGTTGGTGGTCGTCATCCTGATGGTGGCGCCGTTGACGAGGTAGCCGCTGGGCTGCACGCAGGTGGTTGCGTTATTGAGATCGTCGGTCACCACGATGCGCAGCCGCGCTCCCGAGGTCGTCGACGTGACGGTGGACAGGTCGGTGTAGTCTCCCGTCGACAGGTTGAAGAACCACTTGTTCTGGTCGTTGGACTCCAAGGTGCGCGAGTAGACGGGCGGAATGGGGCACGCTGCTCCGAAGGTCGGATCAGGGCACGGCCAATAGATCGACACCGTGGCGCCCGTAGATGCCGTGCCGTTGATGAGCGAAGGAAGGTCGCCGACGTTTTTCTGCAACACCATGCTGTTCTGGAGCATGGGATTGATCGTCAGGGCTGAAGCCTTGGCGGCAAGCAGGCCCAACAGGATGGCGACGAGTAGCCTCACTGCGACGCCCCCGTGTAAGAGCAAGCAGGTGCCACCCACGCCTTAGACACTGAACTCACAGAGCCGGGGCGGAAGAAGTAGCCTTCCATCGTCGCCGCCGATGGCGTCGGGTCCGTCTGCTGGATCAACTCCATGTCGAGCACCCGGTTCTGGCTGAAGCTCGTCGTCCCAATTCGCGGCAACGCGAGTTGACCAGAGTTCGGTGTTGGGGTCGGGTACTGATACTGCGGTGTCGCCACGCCATTGATGCACTTCTGTGCTCCCGCCCCCGGTGTCCCCGTCGGCGTAGCGCCCGGTGTAGCCGGTGTGCCCTTGGCCTGACAGAAGCCCAAGGTGGGCTCGGCGACGTTGGCGCCGATGGACCCGATGATGACGCGCTTGGAGTCAACTCCCGGCGTTTGGGGTGCATACACGTCGGAATGCGGGTGCTCACTGGAACCGCTGTTGCTGGTGCATTCACCGATCGAGGCGGCGTTCTGGATGCCCGGTGTGGTCGCTGGTGTCGGATCAGTTGAGCCGTTGGGTCCGATTCCCGGCTTGATGCCGGTCACCAGAATGGCTGACGCAACGCGAGATGCCGAACTCGCATTGCAGGTAGCTGGGCAGCCCGTGGCGACGGTACCGACGCACGGCTTGACGATGATGTAATCAGGGAAGGCTCCAGCGTTGAGCGTGTTCTGTGGATTGACCGCCGTGAACTGAGCGCCCTTGATGCCGTTCCCGTTCGACACCGCATCCAATCCGTACACGTTGCCTTCGCTGTCGTAGGCGCTGAAGGGGAAGCAGTCGCTGTCGGTGGTGGAGAATCCAACCACGATTGTCTTGCCTGAGTTGGCTGGAACCGGAGTCGTCATCGGGATAGCGACAGCGTTCGATACAGCCGGACCAAGGGGAGTCGGCCAAGGCGTTGAACTCGAAGAGGCACCCAGCACTTGCACGAAAGCGAGAGCGTTCGAGGTCGGCGTTGGCGTTGAGGTCAGAGTAAACGTAAAGGTCGGTGTGCGCGTCGGGGTAGAGGTGAGCGTAGGCGTCGGGGTCGGCGTGAAGGTGAGCGTCGGCGTAAAGGTCAAGGTTGGTGTGAAGGTCGCTGCACCCGGCGCCAGTGTGTCCGTCGGGGTTGGTGTTAACGACGGGGTGAACGACTGGGTTGGGGTATTGGTGATTGTCGGTGTGATGGTCGGCGTCAACGTGATGGTCGGCGTCAACGTAGGCGTCTCGCGTACCGGATACTGCACGGCCTCGATGACCCAGCGGCGGTTGAACTCGTCATCACGGCGCCACTGCACCCCGTCGGTGGACGGCGTTGGGTCGGTCTCCGTTCTGACCCCCATGTAGACCTGCCGGTTGAGGGTAGCGGCGGCACCCGTCTTGGCGTTGCCTACTTCCACGGTGGTCTCACCACCGGCAACCCACGGTGCGCTGATGACTGAGGCGGGCGCGATCACGGACAGCGCACTCAGCACCAAGGTATTGATCGTGGCCGCAATCGAGAACGGTCCAGTGTTCTCGCGCACACTCTGACCTGCGTCGCCGACAATGCGTCCCGGCGTGATCCCGTTTCGTGCCCCTGGCGTGCGCCAGAATGGCGTCTGCGTCGTGTTCGGCGTCGGGTTGGTGGTCGGGATGATGTTGTAGGCTGCTCTCGGCAGAGCAACCGCCACGCAGCAGGTGTTGCCCGAAGGCCCGTGGGTCATGAGCAGCGTGCTGCCCGCTGGCACCGGGGTGGGAATCTGCAAGCTGGAGCACACCGTGATGCGGTTGTACGCCGTGGGCGGCTCTTGGCTCAGGTCGGCGTCGATACCGTATTGGTTCAGCCCGTCCGTGCAGGACATATAGGCGTCCCCGTCATCGAAGGCCCCGCTGGAGTTGGTGCCGCAGGTCATCACGATGGAGTCCCCAGCGGGCACGTCGTAGAGCGTGGTCAACGTCGAGGCGGTGGGCCGAGGCATCACCCCCTGATTCGGGCAGTTCGCGGCCAGCGGTGAGAGCGGCGTAGGGGTCGGGCTCTGCGGCGCGGGAGTGAACGTCGGCGGCGGTGATGGGCCAGCCGACAGCACGATGGTGGCGCCCATCCAGTTACCGAGGTCGAAGTCGTAGGCCCCCGTTGCTTCGCCGTAAAGCGGCACTTCTTCCTTGTCGAGTGGTCCCAGCACGAACATATCGAGACGATGCTCGAACGAGCCAACGTTGGAAGCAGCGGAAGCGACAGCCACACCCCACGGCGAATCGAGGCTCAGGAAGTTGGAACTATCGGTCTGACTCGCGAAGGCGGCAATGATGATGTCCTGATCGTAACGGCGCGTGGGCAACGTCTCCGAGCACCCCGAGCAGTTGGTGCAGCCGCCGCACAGGTGTATCGGCTTGGTGGAGTCCTTGGCTTGCTGGTAGCGGTCACCGGGCTCGCGGGTGGTGATGCCCGAGAAGCGCAGCGCGATCCCTGCGCGGGTCAGCGGCGGGTTGGCGTCGTTGAATTGCTGGTAGTAACACGTGATCGTGTCCCAGTTGGAGCCAGCCGGAATCTGCAACGCGGAGGCGCAGTACAGCTTCACGCCCGAGCCCCATCCCGCCGTGTCGCGCTCGACGTACCACACGTTGTTGTGGCCCGAGGTGTCGTTGTCGTAGCACACCATGCTGCGCTCCTGCGCGGGTAGCGCGGTACAGATGAGGATGGAGTCACCGGGCGAGTAGCCCGTGCAGTTGGCGAACGTGGACGTGAGCCGGTCTCCCGGCAGCATGTCGTCGCAAATCTGTCCCTCGAATGCCGGGTCGGCGTGGGCCTCAACAGCAATCAGCAGGCACAGCAAGAGTAGGCGTCGCAGCATAGTCATCAGTCACACACCGCAGGGGTTACGGGAATGCACGGGGTCGGGCACGTATTGTTGCCCAACGGCGGCACGCAATCGTTCGGATCAGGGCAGTCGCAGCATAGGAACGGGTCAGGCGTCACGGTCGGTGTCGGGCTGATCTGGCCCGTTGGCGTTCGGGTCGCCATTGGCGGCACGGCCAACAGGAACGTGTCGGGCGTGCTCGTGGTAGTCGGCGTCGCAGTGGCACCTCCCGGCGTCACGGTCGGCGTCGAGGTTCTCGTTATCGTGGGGGTCCGCGTCGGGGTCGACGTTGACGTGCTGGTCAGCGTGAAGGTTGGCGTCGGGGAACCCGGCGTGAACGTCGCGGTGGGTGAGCCCGGTGTGAAGCTCGGAGTTGGTGTCGGGGTGCGGGTACGGGTCGGCGTCACTGAAGGCGAAGCCGTGGGCGAGGTCACCATCGGCGGCACGGCGAACAGAAACGAGTCCGGTGTCCCGGTAGGCGATTGGGTCACCGTCGGCGTAAAGGTCGGTGTCGGTGTCGGGGTTCTCGTGCGCGTGTTGGTCGGCGTATGGCTTGCCGTGAAGCTCGGCGTAGATGTGCGTGTCTGCGTCGGAGTAGGGGTAGGCGTTGGGGTCAGGGTCGGCCCCGTGGGTGTTGGTGTCTGCGTCGCGGCAGCCACTATCAGGGCGCCGTTGACCGGAGTGCAACCACCGGGAGTGTCGTCGATCAGGCAACCACCCTCGGGTGTCGCAGGGCAAGCGTTCTCGTCCCATGCGAGCGGCGAGCTTCCGGCAAGGGTGCCGCTGAAGGTCAGGTTGGCGAGCACGACGTTGGTGCCCGTCAGCGCACCGGGAACACAGGCGATGCCGATGCACAGCTTGCCCGCCGTACCGTTGTTGCAGATGAACGAGCACCCCGCCGAATTGACGGGGGCGCCGACGGTGCAAAGGGTGTTGGCGACTATCGACGAGGAGTAGACAAGCGAGAGGTCGAAGGACGACGGGCCGCTTAGGCTGTCGGCCGAGATGGTGACGGAGTTGGTGCCTCCCGTCGCGATGGTGATGCTGGAAGGCTCAATGCTGACCGTGGTGCCCCACGCAGGGAGCGCCCAAAGCAGCAGGGCAACGAGTCGTCGGCACACACGCAGCCCTTACGGTTCAACGAAATTGGGGTAGACGCCAAGAATGCCGATGGTGTCCGTGATTCCGCCCACGCACAGAAGACCGTTCGGCAGGATGTTGACCTGCGCGAACAGCTCCGCATCGTTGCACACCGTGGTCGAGCAAGGCGTGCCCGTTGTGTCGTTCGGAATGAAGGCTCCGGTCACTGTAGGTTGCACGTCCCACTGGTCCGACTGAAACGAGGTAGTGGAAATCACCTCGCTGCACGCGCTCAAGTTCAAGTCATCAGCGTTCTGGTCAGCTTTCACCACCCCGGCACACACCGTGAAGCACAGCAGGCTATTCCCGGCGTCCAGAATGGCGAGCCGCATGGCATTCATGCGGACCGAGATGGCGGGTCCCCCGGCCGCGTGCGGGACCTTCTGGTGATACATGAACGAGCGCGGGGTGCCGCCCGTCAGCGGCACTTGAAATACGTCCGTGGGGGTCACCGCAGTGGGGAACACCGTGTTCTTGACGCAGCCACTGCACGACCCAGCAACGGGCTGGGCGGCGCCACCGGGCCACCCTACCTCGAAGGCGTGCGCCTGCGCGGCGGCGAACAGAATTGCGATGGCGAGTACGTGTTTCATGCGATCTACCTCATTTCGTTGCTGCTGCAGTGGTTGTAGTTGCTGTCGATTGCGGTGATTGCCGCGAGCCGAAATAGAAGCCAAGCATGACCTGAAACGCTGCTTCGAGCTGCGGCGGCGCCCAATGATCCGGCCCTCGGTACGATACCATCAGCGCGTACGTAACGACCAAAAACACGGTGCCACGAATCGTTCCCTCGGGAAGTGCGAACGGTTGGCCCTTGTCAACGAAACGATCGAGCAGGCCGAGCAGCGTCAGCTTCTGAGATTGGATCGGTGCCGTCGTCACCGTGGTGGCGGTAGTGGTTGTGGATGCTACCTGCGGGGGCGGCTCGACTGGCGGTTCAGATGCCGGCGCCGGCTGTTCGGTCTCGTCAGCCATCTACGGCATTCTCCAGCGACCCGACAGAAGCCCGGTGCAGTCGAGGAATTTCAGCAGGAGTATTAGGGCAACCAGAAGCCTGACCAGCAAGAACACTGGCGGCGGTGGCGACGCGAACTGGTTAATGACGACTTCAAAGATGTAGACGACAATCACCGCCACGATGGCCCACACAATCAACGTGATGAGGCATTCGAGCATAGTTCCGTACTCCTTTCGGGGCGGAGTATGCCCGAACCTGAAGCAAAGTGCACGCGGCGGTGGGTCGGTGGCCTACTTCGCGCCGTTCCAGTTGCGTCGCTCCCACCACATTCCGAGTAGGAACGCTGTAATCAGGGCAGCGACTGTCACCAGATACATAATCATCGGCGAGTCCTCCGAAAGTGTTCTAGGTTTCGGCGCCAGATGGAGGGGTGGGACGGACTTACTTCTTCGCCAAAACGGCTCGGTCTATTTTCAGTTGCTGAATCTCTTCGGTAAGCGTCTCGATCTTCACAAGCGCGTCATCCAGCCTGCCGTCCACCGAGACCTTGATCTCGCCAAGCGCGGTGCCCAGCTTCGCATTGTTGCGCTGCAGGATCGTCACCACGATGGTGGTCGCAGCCCCGATGGTGGCTACGATGATGGTAGCCAGAACGGCGTCCATGCCTAGAGCCTCCCTGCGTTGCCGTGCATACGGTCCAAGCGATCCTCGACCGACTTCACGTAGGCACGCACTTCGTCGTGACGCTTGTCGTCCTGCTTGTCGTGCTGCAGGTGCCACTCCTCTTGCCGAATCATGCGCCCGTTCAACTTGCGAAACTCGATGTGGATGCCACGCACCGTGTAGGCGACGTAAGACAACAGAGGCAGCGCGATGGCCTGGAAGATTCGGAACCAGAACAGGAACTGCTCCTCGGTCACTTGGTGGCTGCCTCCCGTTGCTCGGATGGGCGTAGCAATTCGTCGATGTCCTTGGCGGCTTTCTGCTTTGCTGCGATCACCTCGGGCGAGGGAGTCGGTTGGGGGGATGGACCGGGGGCGGGGCGCGGCGGAGGAGCGGATAGATCAGGCGCAGGCTCACCACGCGCTGCGGCTGACTGAGTACGAAGGAATGCGGCAAGAGTGTTGCGGAACAACGGTCCTGCCTTTGGGTCGATAGCGAGTGCAGTGCGAACAACCTTGCGACCGGCATCCGATGCCATCACTTCGGCAATCTTATCGACGCCCATCATCATGGCACTGCCGGTCATTGTTCCGGCCAAGAGGGCGTGAGCTGGATCAGCCCCCATGAGAGTAGCAGCACCACCGCCGATAACTTCACCAGCACCCATCAACTTCGCACGTTGAGAACTTCCCGTGATCTCACCGGACCCCGGTGGCAGGCGCGGCAAGTCACGCTTGATCTCGCGCAGCGTGCTCTCAATCGCGTCCAGTTCGCCAGGCTCAAATCCCTTGACCCAAAGCGATTCCGACTTCTGCCCCCTGCGAGCAAGCGCACGAGCAGTCTGGATGCTCTTGAGCACGCGATTGACGTTGACCGAGGTCCAGCCGTCACCAGCAATGCCGATGCCCTTTTCGAGATCGCGCGCCAATCCGTTGATTGCGAAGTTGCGCTGATCGAGGCGGCGCATCCGTTTCCAGGCGTCAGTGGCTTCAAGGTTTTCTTGTGCTGGCGCTCCTGGCCCAGCGGGTGTCCACGGCTTACCAGCCTCGGCGTCAGTGTGCAGTGCGGCAAGAAGGCGACGTAGGTTCGCATCACGTGCCCGATTCATGCCGCCAGTCGTTTCACCGGGGCGCGCACCGATGTTCGTGCGCACCGCCCCCAACTCTGAACCAAGCCTTTGAGCCTCGGCTGTCAACTGATCGAACGACCATCCCTGATGGCTGCTGTCTAGGAAGTTCTCCATCTCCCGAATCGTTCCACTATCGGGATTGGACAAGCGACCTTCGGAACGCATGATGTCGTTTGCGACCTTGCGAAACTCGCTTACATCGTAACTGAGGTTTGGGTTGACGGCGGCAACTTCGGCACGGGCTGATTGCAGTTCTGCATCAGTGGGACGAAGGTGCTCGCCCGCAGCCCGTATCTTCGGCGCAGCCAACGAGTGCCTCTCAACCTGCGAGCCGGGAATCGCCTTCACCAATGCACGCGGTGCCCATTTCGTAAACGCTGCAACACCTTCGCCGAGCCTTTGAGTGAGTCCCGCCACCGTTGCTTCGCGTGTCACATCCTCGATGGGCGGGATCTGCGATGGGTCACGGTCAGCAAGCGCCTTCGCTGTGCGCTCGATGGTCTGCGACATCGGAATCAGCGCCCCCGTCGCCTGAGCGATCTTGTCCACCGCCTGCATGGGGTGCGCCACGGCCTCGCGTGCCCCTTCGGCAATCGCGTGCGGAGCGTTTGCGATAGCACCGGGGATGCGCAGCGCAGCGGCGGGCAGATTCATCGCCATGCCAGCTACATCCTTGCCACCTAGGATGATGCCCTCGCCTGCGCGGTGGATGAGTCCGCGCGGGGCGGCTTTCGCTGGATGCGCAGCGATGATCTGCTGCACGCCTGCGTCGATCTGCTCTTGGGTAGCGCCGTCAGGTGGAGTGATCTTGTAGACCGTCCCGTCGGGCGCGGTGACGCGGAGGGTCGGCATTCACTCTACTTCGACCTTCCAACCTGCGGGGACGCCGGGTGTGGGGGACGGGGCGGCGGTCGCCACCGGGGTGGGCGCATCATCAGGCCGATTCAATGGGCTGTCTTCACGCACACCGCGTGGCTTGGACTCGGCCATTGCCGATTTGCGCAGTCCGAGGTTGCGTCGTATCGCTGTCATCGCCGCCTTAAACTGCCCTTCGTTGTCCGATTCCTTCAGATTCTTCTCAGCGACTTTGAGCGAATAGTCAGTCCCTTGAGTACCGCCTTTGTAGACACTGGCTAGGTCGCTCGACAGATCGCCAATCTGCGCCTCCAACGCTCGCGCAACATTGCCCATCTCTCCCGGCACCTGTTTGGACGCGGCGAGTTTCGCCATGTTGAACAGTGGGTAGCCAGTGTCCCCACCCAGATCCTTCCATCGTCGATACAGTTCCTCGACCTGATCGAGTGAATGGGTTGTGAAATCCAGAGATTCAGATAGGCGTTCAATGGTCGGACCCTGCATGGTCTGGATATGCTTCTTGATGGCTGTCCAATCTTTCTGGAGGCCGGTCACATCGACCCCTCGCTTCTCTAGTCCAGCCTTCACCTTGATTGTGTTGGAATAAAATCTCTCGAACTCCGGTGGTTGACGCCCTGCTTCGATTGCATCGACGGCGAGCTTTACGTCGTCGTCGCTTGCGCCACTGGAACTTGATGCGCTGCTCTTTCCGAGATTGCTGATCTTGCGACCGCTGTTGCGATCTACCGACCATACATCACCGTCGATGTCCTTGAATCCGTACGATGGTGACTTCATTTGGTTCTTCAGATCGTAGTCCATCAGAGTGCCGGCATGGAGCGCCACCTGCCGTGGGTCCATCGCGTCCACGACTTCGGCGGGCAACTTGCCAATGTGCTTCAGATACTCACGATTCGGCCCAGCGTTAGCCTCCGCCAACTTGCGAGTGCGGTAGTCCTTCAGAAAACTTTTCGGGTCAGCCTTGAAGGCAACGCGATCCTCGTCCGTTGTCAGTACGTTCTGCGCGAAGTTGTCTTGGTCAGCGGTTTGTTGCTTGAGTTGTTCTTGGTGCTCGCGGTCGTACTGAAGGCGCTCCTCGTAATACAACTCGCGCGCCGTCTTCTGTCTCGGCTGCGAAGCCTGATACCCCGCGAGCGTTCCGAGGATGGCGCGACCAGCGATGGCGGGACGACTCTTGATCGGCGTCGTGAGCGCGGAGGCGGTACCCGTCAGCAATGCCGGAATGAACGGCCCGATCTTACCGAGAAGCCCCGGTAGTTGACTGAGCAGTTCGGCGGCACCTTGCTGCCCACCCGGTCGGACGTCCGCCTGAGTGAGTTGCGCGCCCGTGTCGTCGCTGACGTTCGGCACTTGTTACGCTCCGCCCCCGTACAACTTCATCGTCTGCGCCAAGCGTTGCTGCGGCGACATCTGCAACATCTGCCCCGGCTGCACCGGCTGTTGGTACTGCTGCTGCCCCAACTGCTGCGCGAACTGCTTGGTGATGGCGTCGAGACCGAGCCCTCCGAGCTGCGATTTCGTGGCCTGATTGCCACCAGTGCTCCCGCTCCCTGCGCCTCCGCCTGAACCGAAACTTGCCATGCGTTACCTCCGAATCATCGCCAGTCGTTCGGCTGGCGTTGGAAGTCGTTGCTGTTGCCCTTGCTGCTGCGTGCTGATCTGCGGCGCTTGGAGCTGTGGACCTTGCTGCTTCGGGTTGAACGTCGCTTGCGGTGAGCTTCCGCCACGCAGGGACTCGCGAAGCTGCTGGTAGGCTTCGGCGGTGCCGCCGAGCGTCTTGATGGGGTGCTCCTTCGCGTACCCGAGGGCGTCCTTGCCGAGCTGGCTGGCGACGTTGCCAATCTGCCCGAGGAAGCCAGGCTGGGCCGGTATGCCTGGTACATTCACTGGACCGGGGAGTGAACCGGATGGCTGAAATGCGTTACCAAGATCCGCTGCTGAGGTTACGAATCCCGGTGGGGGTGCTACGGGGCCAGGGAGTGCCCCAGTGTCTGCTGGACCGCCGAGTCCTAATGTATTCTGGATACCAGTGCCGACAGCTCCCAGGGCATTCTGGATGCCCGTGCCGATGCCGCTGAGCGCATTTAGGCCAGATGAGCCGATACCACTGATCGCATTCAGGGCAGATGATCCTAGGCCGCTGAGCGTTGAGCCCAAACCACCTGCCGTTCCAGCAGTGCCTGCGGTTGTCGCCGCAGTTCCAGCAGCACCCGCACCGCCACCTGCCGCGCCACCTCCGCCTACGAGTTCTTCGATACCCGACATCTCACTTGCTCCGTGGACCGTACATGCCGTTGCCGGGTCCGGTGTTGATCGCGTTGCGTGTCCCCTGCAGCGCATTCGACTGCCGAATCAACTGCGTGATGTCGGGGGCGCCTGCACCGTCTGGTCCATTCAGCACCGCATTGCGTGTCGCACCAAACGTGTTCGCCTGCTGCTGCATGTTCGTGATGTTGGGTTGGTAGGGGTACTGGTTCAGGCCGGGAGTGCGTGCGTATGGGTTCATCATTCCGTAGCCGCCGCCTGATTGATTGTTTGCCATTCAATTCACCTCGCAGTATGAAGATGGGCACACGGCAGTTGCAAGCTGCCGTGCACCCGAACACACGAACCTAAGAAGGAGGTCCGTATGCACAATCCAACGCCGCCACTCCTGACGGCACAAGACATCGAACGATTTTGGAGCAAGGTCGACCGCACTGGCGATGGTTGCTGGCTGTGGACGGCTGGTCGCGACAAGAACGGGTACGGCAAGATTCAGGCCCGTCGACATCTCCGCGCCCACCGCGTTGCCCTGTTTCTGATTACTGGCGAGTGGCCCGCGATGGCGATTCACGGATGCGATAATCCACCGTGCTGCCGCGTGGGTGACGGCCACTTGAGAGCGGGAAACTTGCGCGACAACATCGACGACATGATGTCGAAGGGGCGACAGGCGACAGGGCTTCGCAATGGTGCGCACACGCACCCAGAAAAGCGACTTCGTGGCGCGAATCACCCGATGAACACGATGCCGTGGTTGCGACAGTGCGGTGACAACAATCCGTCTCGTAAGTACCCTGAGCGCGTGGCACGTGGAGATCGCAGTGGAGCTAGGCTTCACCCCGAGCTTTTGAAGCGTGGCAGCGAACATCCGAACGCAAAACTCACGGAGATCGAAGTGCGCGAGATTCGCCGCAAACGAGAAGAGGGCCGAACCCTCACATCGCTTGGGGATGAGTACGGAGTGTCGTTCTCCTTGATTCATCTCATCGTGAAGCGTCGATACTGGAGACATATTTGACATAAGAATTACTTACTTGTGCTGACTCCGGCCACGCCACCGGAGCCCGTCGCCGTTCCCATGAGGTTGCCCAAGTACGAGAGGAGTTTTATTGGAAACTCCTGCTTCAACTCCGCGTTCGCCTTCGCAGCATCCAACTCCGTCTGCGTCTGCCCCTGTTGCAGCGTGCCAACTCCGAGCAGTTGCTGACCCGGTGCCGCGATGGACTGCTGCAGTTGCGGAATCATGTTCGCCGATTCGAGCTGTCTGCCACGTTCAGTCTGATAGTTGCCGCCGTAGATTTGCGACGCGAGAGATGCGAGCCCGCGCGACAAGTCGGTCTCGTTCCTGTCCTGCTGCTCGTTCATCGCCGAGCCGCCGTACACGCCTGCCTGCTGCGCCTGCGCGAGAAGGGATGGAGCGGTTGCGCTCTTGTACTGATCGGTGAGGTTGTAGGCGGCGTCCGCGAACGTTGAGTTGAGGTACGGGTTCGCGTTGAGGTAGTCGCCTCGAAGCGTCTGACCGACCTGTCCCGCGCCTGCGCCTGCGAGCCCAGCGGAAGCACCGGCACTGCCCGTGAGGTAGTCCATGCCCGCCTGCTGCGTCGGGTTGAACCCTGCGATCTGCTGGTAGAGGTCGGGCGGTGCCTGAAGAATCGGCAGCGTGTCTTCTGCTGCGGGCTTGCCAGCAATCGTTGCACCGGGAGCTACGAGTCCCGTTCCGGTGCGCAGAAGCGATTCAGCGTACGGTCTGGCCCATGCCGGTAGACTCTGCGTGCTCTCGGAACGTGATCCCATGCGGCGTCAAACTCCTGCCGCAAGCCATACCATTCCTTGAAGCGTTACGCCAAAGGGTCAGTCAGGCGTTGGATCGTGGCCGGAATCGCTTCCCCCCTGCTCGTGCCCGCTTGGCCCACTGCTTCTCGATGTTGTGCAGTCGTAACGCTAATTGCTCATGGGCGATTATCAAATTCCAGAACGGACGATACTCTTCGAGCCTCAGTAGCGTTATCAGGGCTTCGCCCCACTTTCGATGCTTCATTGCCCACTTCAGCGCGGGGATCTTGCGTGGGTCGGCTCTGCGTCGTTTCATGGTCGTTCCGTTACACCCGAACGACCCGACGTGTCAACCTACGGGATGAGATCCTTCCGAATCTTCCACTCGACCACCTTCGCGCCGAACCGTTCAGCCCGCCGCGCCCAACCCTTGCGCGACGTGCCCCATTCCCAGTGATGGAAGCCGCGTTCTCGAAGCATCTGCTCGAAGTCAGGTAGGCAGTGATCGAGAACACCCTCGGGCATATTGCCCATCCACACGTAGTAGCCGAGCGGGAGTTGCACGAACGGATCGTAGGACACGTAGCCGATGATGAACCCGAACAGGCTGTCGCCCGTCTCCGTGCAGTCGTGGCCGACGAAGCATTCGGTCGTCGTCTGCCCCATGAAGCCCTTCGCGAGTTCCATGCGGACGTGTTCAGGCATCCAGTGCGTCAGCGGCCTGTTTTTGGCCTGGATACGCAGCAACCCTTCACGCATCCACGGCCAAATCTTCGCGAGTGCGTCGGCGTCGCGCACCTTGCAGAGATGCAGCGGACCCTGACCGCATCCGAGAGCGAACCCTTCGAGCACGAACGGCACCTGCCGTGGTGCCGGGTTCGGGATGGGGTGGGCGCTCATCGGTCGACGGGATGAACGGTCACGTGGTATCCGGCCTTGCGCCACGCGTGGGCCAGGGACATCGCCTTGCCATCAGGCATCGCTCCGGTCGCCCACTTCCAGAGACACCAACCACCCAGCAAATGATTGCCAATCTGCACTTTCGCCATCAGTGATCCCCCACATTCGCCCTGTAGATCGTCGCCTCCGGTGACGTCGCCACCCCGATTCCAGAGTGCGGGATTTCCAACTGTGGCTGCGACATAACGATTCCGCTCCCTGTTACCGTAACGCCGACCGCTCTTGCAACCACTCGCACGAGTAGCGTCGTCGCCGGAATCTCGACTGGCAACTGAACACGGCTGGACTGCCCTGCAAGCTGCGTGAGTTCTGCGAGCACGGCACTCGTGGTGGAGTCGATCAGTACCCACGACAGGGTTCCGGTTACCAGATTCGTCGCGTCGATCCAGCCTGAGAGGACGTAGTTGTCGCCTCCCGGCACGACGACCATTGGGTCCGAAGTCGCATCAGCGGTCACGCTTCCGCCGCTGATGGTGAACCCACGTCCGCCGCCGTAGCCAACACCGTCCGTCACTGCCCATCCTGCGTCGATGTTCCAAAACGTCACCGGGTCCTTGATGTCGCTGTCAGGCACGAGGTTGCGAATGCCCTGCTGCTGCACGATCCAGTTGGCAACGGCACGCAACTGCTCCAACTGCCGGTTGATGTAGGACACGAAAGCGAACGCCCAATGCTGAAGCTGATGCGACGCCTCTGCGAGTTCGCGGCGTGTCGGATCTGCGGTAAGTCGGAGTTCGGGTGCTTTCGGAGGTGTGGCGTTTGGGACTGAGAGGGGCATCAGTAGTCGCCCACTTGGCTCAGTTGGAGTTCGTTGTCTGCGGCGATCTCGACATCATCTTCGACCGACACTTGCAAGCGTTGGAGCCTCGCACTCGACAACACGTTCCACCAACCATCGGCGCTCAGAGGAATCGTCGGCCCCGTCGTATACGCAGCACCCGGTGTGTAGCTCGATTGGATGTTGAGGTTCGGCGTCCCGTTCACCACGGTGAAGGCAGGACGCACACGCGAGAGCTGGTACATGAAGTGACGATCCCCAATGTCCCCCGTCGTGAAGTAGGCAGGCAGGTCAGCACCTTGCCCTGTACGGTCGTACGCCCACATCGTGTTGTCGTCGAGAAACAGCACCGACGTTACACCGAACGGCTCCGTAATCGTGTTCGGGTCGATACCCGATGGCGTTGACTCGATGCGCTTGTAGCCACGCGTCCACTGCCCCGTGCGCGGGTTCAGCGCCACCCACTCTCGCGGCTGCAGGGGATTCGACGCGTTCAGCGGAGCGAAGTGCCAGAAGATGCAGGTGCGCGCAGAGTCGTAACGACCGAGAATGTACGGCTCCTCGATGCTGCCGATGTTCCGAAAGAACCACTCGCGATGCTGATTGGGCAGCGGTGAGAGCGAGTATCCGTCGAAGGAATACCAGTCGGTGCCGCTCAGGAAATAGTGCACGTCGTCAACGCACACCACCGATTCCTGTGAAAGTGCGCCACGGATGCGGGAGACTTCGGTGAACGACCAAATGAACGGCGGTCCAACAAGCTGCCCCACGAACATCGAGCTGCGCTTGTAGAGCACCATCGCGGAACGCAACGCCTTGGCTGCCGTGATCGGTCCCGGCGTCTGCGTGATGCTCGAATGCACCGTCTCGGTCTGCACGGAACCCGACGCCCAAATCTGCGAGTTGAGCGATGACCACCACGTCGCACTTGCTCCGCCCGTGATCGCATTCGGATTGGCTTCTACGAGAAACAGGGAGAAGTCCGACGACGCAACGAGTGCAGAGATGGGAGGGTTGTCCGGTACGGGTGTCCACGGGTTCGCAGTAGCAAGTGACGCCTGATCCGCTTGGAACGGCGGGCGCACACCATCGACCGCGAACACACGCTCTTGGTACTGCGCGAAGCGCCAACGTGTCGGTGGAATGAGTACGGCACCCAAGTCCTGCTCGCCGAACGGCACAACACCTGTCGGGTCGAATGCCGACGTCGCGATGTTGCACAGGAAGTTCTCCGTGCCGGCCACAACGAACTGCTCACCGTCGGCGAAGGTCACCACCGCTGAACCGAGGCACGGCTGCGTCAGCGCAGAGGTCAACTGTCGCAGTTGGGGCAGGGTACGCATCCCCATTTGCGTCGGCACGAAGTTGTTCCCGTCGACAAGAACCCCGTCGTCGAGAGGGTCAGCGTCAGGGGCGAAGGTGCGGAACTTACGCTTGGCGAGGTTGAGAGGCATCGGCAGACGTATTACAGCAGATAGCGATGGAACCCAAGCATCGGCGCAAGCGCAAACTCAACGCTCAACAGGTACGGGAGATCAGGGAGTGGGCTGCGGGCGGGTACTCGCTGGGCCGGGTCGCCAAGTGGTATCGAGTCGACATCGCGCTCATCAAGCAGATCGTTCGCTTCGAGAGGTGGGCCTGGCTCGACAATCCACAGCAAAAGGCGATCAACGAAGCAATCAAGATCGCTGAAGAGTACGAGCCGATTGAGGAGTTGCCGAAGGTGGAGCTGCGCAGGATGCCTAGGTTGGATGCGCGGGTGGACGTGAGCAGGAAAGTTCCGTGGGTTGATCGGAACTATCGAGGAGAGTAGAAAGTACGAAGCCGTGGACAGTGCAACCTGCTCACGGCTTCTGACCAAGACGAAAGGACAGTTTTCGAGATGGCTGGCACAAACCCTATACCACCAATTCTTTCAGCGGAAGATGCGTGTCGCTTCTGGGACCGCGTGCAGGTCGGTGCCCCAGATGAGTGTTGGCCGTGGATGCGCGGTTGTTTCGATCGCGGATACGGAGCGGTATTCTACGATGGCCGTCTTCTGAAAGCGCATCGCGTAGCACTCCTGCTCATCACTGGCGAATGGCCCGAAGTTGCAATGCACTCCTGCGACAATCCAGTGTGCTGCAATGCCGCGACCCATGTACGCGCCGGAACGGTGCACGCCAACGTGGCCGACCGCAACGGTAAGGGTCGTACGGCACGAGGCAACCGACACAGGTCTTACCTTTACCCCGACCAGCGACCGCGCGGCGAACGCATGGGGCACGCCAAGTTGACTGATGCACTCGTTAGGTGGATCAGATCAGAAGCCGCTAATGGACGGGCAACGGGAGAGTTGGCGCGGCAGGTTGGCGTTACGCGCCGTGTGATTTATCTCGTGGTGCGTCGCCTAGCGTGGCGCCACGTCGACTAGATCCACGCTCTGACTGTAGCGGGACCCCTGAGGCGACGCGTCTTCTGCGTCAGCGAATCTGCTTCACGTTGCGCTGCCCATTGGTGCGCGGTGGCCCTTGCGTCATCGTTAAGTGTGAGACGGCAAATGTCCGCGCACACCGCTTCGATGATACAAGTCGCGGCTTCTTCGGTCCAAAAGTTCGACTTGTCGTCGGCAGCGGGCTCGGGAGGAGACAGGCAGCATTCGATCTTCAGAGGATACGGCGCACTCGGCGTCGGGTAGAGACGAAAAGCTGGACCGTACACACTCCACCATGATGGCAGCGATACGAACGGCGGCTCCAACACGTCGGCCTCAAGGATGTCGGAGAACCAGTCAGTGCGAGCCAGTGGAATCCAGATCGAACCTTGAAGCAGGTAGATGTTGTTGATCCACTGCGTGCCGACGAGGTTGGGGTACTGAGCAAACGCGTACGTGTTTTGGGAGGGGATTGTTGTAACGCTAAGGTCGAGAACTTCCGATGGCGTCCAGAGAGATTTTTGGTAGTACCGAATCCGGTCGCTCACGAACATCGGTATGATGGCGATGGTGGAGGGGGAAACCGCCGTCAGTAGGTCCGGGCGGTTCAACCTCGTCGCGATGTTCTCTTTGAGTTCACCCAAAGTCATCGGATCAGGACTCGCAGTATGCGGTAGAGGGCTGCGTGTTCAGCCTCCTCGATGCGCAACTTGGAGGCGGCGGCTTCAGCGTAAGCAACGAGGTCGGCAAGCACCAAGTGCAACACTTCGTGCAGGGCCGAGTCCTTGAGCTTCTCGACAGTGACCGGCTCGTCGAAAGTCGTCGACAGCGAGATGCGGGCCTTGCGTGCGGAGAATTGGTACTGGATGGCGGAGTATTTATCCTTGAGATTTTCGTGGCGGTAGGCAACGGACCAATCGAACAACCCGAGTTCCCGTATCCATCTGTCCGACTCGTCACAGAACACCTTGAAGTGCGCGGCGGTTGTCTTCACCGCACGTAGCGCATCGTCTTGGGTTGATCCTTTTTGCTGTTCAAACTCTTCTGCGTCCCGCTGCCCGAGTGCAACTGCAACCCGCGCCCAACAGTCCGCTTGCCGCTCTCTCCCGCTTCAGGCTTCATCGGCTTGGCCGGGCCATCGGGAAACTTCGTTGCTGGCTCCATGATCTCTCCTTGTCGAAATGGAATGCCCATCAGCGAACCGTGACGCTGTGGATGTAGTTGCTGTTCTGCACGATGGTGATGGGAGTCTTCTCAGGCTCCGGTGGGGGCAGTGAGCAACCGATTGCACCGAAGGTGATGGTGCACGATGCAACCCGAATGCACGTGCAGCCGCTTACGAACAACAGCGGTAGAACCAGAATCAGGCTTCGCTTCATGTCGTCTCTCCTTTCGGTGTTAGTGCGCGTTTTGGTCAGGACGCGCCCCCTGAGCTTTCTTGGTCTGAACGTTATGTCGGGACATTTGCCGTTAGGCTTCTCCAGTCGCTAGGAGTCTCCTTTCCCGGCCTTGTCTCAGCCGCTTCTGTGGTGACGGAAGGACGAGCGGTGGTGACCCGTCCCCTTCGCGAAGTCGCGAAGCTTCTCCTCGCTCATGCTGCTGGCGACCCGCTTTACTTCGGCTGATGGCTTTGTCAGCTCGCCACGTTTCAGGCGAGTCGCCATCGCAAATAAGCGTCTCTGAGATTCATTTTTGGCTGGCGGCATTGGCGCTCAATGTTGATCGTACGCGGCGTGTTTCATGGGGTACTCAGTGGGATACCACAAACCCGTCGCAGGATCTCCCTGCGCACCATGCGCCGGCACGATCAGGGGGTCCTAGGTCACCGGAGGGCCAGACGACCCGCCGCCGATCTTGCCCGGTGGCATCGCGACGCTTGCCGGGTACGTGATGGCGCTGTACTCCTCGCCGAGCGGGTCGGTGTCGAACTGGTTTCCGACTTCGGGTCCACCCGCCGACATCGCTTCGACGAGCATTCCCTTGCCGGTGACGAAATCCACGCTCGTCCGCCAACCGTGGCGGTCTGTCTGGGCCTGTTCGTCATCCATGCCCGGTTCGAGCTTGCGATAGTCGCTCATGTCAATCCTCCTCGTTGGTTACGGTGCGCGGGGGTCCGGTGTGGACCCCCGTCACGTTGCCTTCCGTCAACACGAACTGCCGGTCGCGCATGTAGTTGTCGTGCTCTTGCTTCCGCTCGGCTTCATCCACGCGGCCTTGATACTCAGTGAACGTCTCGCCCGATTGAAACTCGACGTCCACAGGCTTCTGACGCTCCGGGTAGATCATGCGATCAATCCAGAGGTCATCCGGCAGTTCACCCCCGTGGCAAAAGCCGTCGGGGTAGTACGTGTTGGGCTTGCTCATTTTCGTGTCCTCACAGTGTCGGCATTACACCAACTCGCGATGCAACGCCAACCCTGCACCCTAGAACGACCGCATCGGCCACTGGGAGTAGGTGATGAACCCCCGGATGATGCCGGTTGTTGCTGTCGACGGACCTGCGGTGAACGTCAGCAACAGGTCGTTGTCTGCCGTGTACGACTTTGGCAGCACTGCCAACGCCACGCCAGCCGCCACCGTGTTGGAGCCACCTCCACCCACCGCTGCGTAGCTGCTGACGCGTCCCGCCACCTGACCGATCGTGCCCATCTCGGTGGTCGTCACGAACAGGTTGGCGGTTGTGTTGTCCCCGAGTTCGAGCACGACGTTGCTGCCCGAGTCCATATCGGGTACGTCCATCCAGATGCTCTGCAGCAAGAATCCCGGCATGTTCTTTCCGGGCAGCATGCAGAGTTTGATGGTCGACGTCGCCGAAAACAACGGATTGGCGAGCGTCGCCAGGTTGACGAGGAAAGGTCGGACGACGACGACGCCACTGACCGACGCTTCGGCCATCGGATCGCTGTAGTTGTCCGCATAGATGTTCTGAACTGCTGCGGCCATTTGTCATCCCTCCTTTCTTACGGAGTCACGTTCAACGTGTTGGTCGGCGCGTTCCACGTCGAGCACACGATCGAAGCGTAGTCCTGGCTGTTGAAAACCGTCTTCTTGATGCCCCAGATCATCCCTGCGGTGACGCGGAGCTGGTTGTTGGCATCGAGCAATTCCTCCACCCATCTCACCCGAAGAGGCTGCCCAGACGGACCCTCCTCGGCTCCACAAGCAAACGCAGCGGCCTGCGCGCCCACAAAGATCGCGCGCCCGACGCTGGTGGTTCCCGCAGCCGGCAGACCAATCGCGGTCGGCGCTGCGACGTACGTCCCCGTGTTCGGGTCCCACACGAGGTTCTGTGCCGTGTCGCCCCACGGACACCGGGTGTCTTGGTGGAGGACAACGTTGTCGATCCAAATGTTCAGGAAGGTTCGTCATGCCTTCCCCGCCTGTTCGGCTGCTGCGACTCGCGCCGCAGATCGGACTATTTCATCATCCTCATCCACGCCAGCAAAGCATGGATAAGGATGCCGCGCGCTTCCACTCGCTGATGTTACGACTTCGAGCGTACTCCCCGAAGGGATAGCCTCTGAACCTTCAAGATCCTGATGTGGGCATACTCCGCCATTCCGTGCCTTGCCCCAGTTGCAGTTCATGCACAGAACTTGGAAACCCGGTGGAAAGCCACTGGCAATCAGCCACGCGTACAAAGAGCGTGAACTCGGCTTTCCACCACCTATCGTGCGACGATGCAATGCGCCGTCATTGTCGATGTGGTCCATCGTCAAGAATCGTCGCATTGTTTCTCCGCAGCAATTGCAGTGCGCGCCACCATAGGCATCGTAGACGCGTTGCTTGAGTTCTTCGCGTCGTCGCTTCATTCCCTCGCGATGACGTTCGACGTTGCTCGGATCGCTTCTCCACTTCGCTGCTACGCGTTGCGTGTAGCCTGGATTGCGCTCCAAGTGTCGTCGCCAGTTGGCGGTGAGCTTTTCTGGGTTGTTCACCTGCCATGCGCGGACCTGCTTCGCGATCTTCTCACGGTTCGCATCGCGATATAGTTTGGTCTGTGCATGCCGGCATTCATCGCAGCGAGCCGTACGATACCGCTTCTTCTCGCTGAACCAGAATGCTTCCTCTGGCTTGAACTCCTTGCATAGCTTGCACTGCTTCATCATCAGAACCTCGCTTGGCTGCAGATTGTCTCGTGTATCACGAGATGTCCCTGCAATTCACGCGGTTTTTCTGGAGCTAGTTGCCCAGCTCTGGGACCATCGACTTGTCGATCCCAATGGCCCCGGTGAAGAGAGGATTTCCCGTCACCTGCCCGCCCTGCAACGCAGCGCGGTAGATGTCGCCCCACTCGCCGACGTCGAAGTTCTGCTTCAGGTCCCGCACCTGCTGCGCGGTCAGAAACAGGACGCCCGCGATCTCGATGCCCTTGAGCACCACGGGCTTGATCGGGAACGTCAGTGAGCCCTGCGCCGACGCCACGATCTGTGGAATCAACGCAGTCGTGAAGATGTCGGAGCTGGACAGTCCCGCCTCCGACGTTTTGTTGCCGGCGTAGAGGTGATTCGCAGCCGTGGTCGCCGTGACTGCGTTCAGGCCGGTGTAGCGGGTGTCGGTCTGGAAGGTGTTGCCGCCGAGTTGGTTCATCAACCCGACGTCGATCATGTCCTTGTCGTTCGTGTTCGCTGCGACTCGCTACGTCGCAACCGCTCGAATGAGCAGCCCCGAGTTTCGTCGGGGACCAGACTATATCATCCTGCACGTGGCAGGCGGCGCGCTTCCACTCGGCTTCGAGTGTACTCCCGCAATGGGGATAGTCGTTGAGGGCCAAAGCATTCGCTTCATCCCTGCTGATTGCCGTCGACTTTACGTTACGGGTTCCCAGCATTTCACGCCGTGCATTCCCCGCGTGTCGCCACACGGGAGGGCAAAGGTTTACCAGTTGGCAAGGCCCACCTTCGCGTTGTCGCGCATGGAGTAGGGCACTCGCTGTTGGGACATACGACCGACGAGAAGAATCGCTTGCCGCAGTTGGTTGATGTAGAGCTGGTCCTGGAAGGGGTTCTGCGGCACTTCCTGCCCAGCGATCGGGGCATCACCGAGGACGCCGGGACCGAAGGGGTTGGGGATCAGGTCGTACTTGATGAGGTCGCCCGGTCCCTTGGTGGTTTCGTCGAAGAACTGCACGAAGTTGCTCTGATCGCGGGCGTTGAGCCCGACGGCCATGAGCTTGGCTGCGGTTGTCTGCCGCAGTGCCTGAAAGAACACACGGTGCGAGTACACCTGTACTGCAACGGGATCATTCACGGCAACAATGGTTTCGGCCATTGCTGTCTCCTTTTGCTGCTGTAGGGTTGCGCTTCCGTGGAGTGGGGTTTGGTGCACAGGCCCACGGACTACCTGAAGGGATCGCGCGTTCGACGGATCGCGAACTACCCGACTGCAGACTTGACGGCGCTGCAGCGATCTACCTGTTGCTACGCTCGGATCGAGGTTCCCAGCTTCTCCTGCGTTCAGCGGTGCTGCGAGGGCTGACGCTCCCTCAAGTGCTACGATCGCTTTTGACGGACGCCATCTGGTCCTGATTGAGGCGTGTACGCTCGTTGGACGTGAAAGTCAAATGCCGCCCGCGTTCCGTTACGTCTGAACTCAACCCTTGACACCGCTTCCCCATCGGACGTATTACGCGCGACGAGGAGGACAGAGAGATGGCAGCTACAGCACAAGTTCTGCAACCAGTGTTCGTCACCATGCCGCTGAAGAACGCAATCGGCAGCGACGTTCCCAACGGCAGCCCCGGCGTGATCTTCCAATACGTCATCACGCCCGCCGACCCATCGGTGCGCTTCGAGGCGGCTCAACTGACACCCTTCCAGTCCAAGAAGTACGGCATCATGCTGACCTTCCTGTCGGCTGGTTCCGTGAAGGTCGACATGAAGGCATCGGTGGGAACAGCGGGCACCAACAGCACGTCGGGGTTCGTGGACATCACGGCGACGGGCAATTCCAACTTCGGCCTGATTCCGACCCTCAACGTAGCGCCAGCACCAACGGCGTGACGAGCTGAGATCGCCCCGAGGTATGGTGCCGTCTTTAAGCGACGGACGGGTGAAAGCAGGTCGGAGGTGTCTGGTCGCTTTGCTTGTCCTACCGACACCACATTCAACCGACCTTTATGTTGCCTTGTGAAACGCCTCGGGGTGGTCTCGGGTATTGACATGGGACGCGACGTAGGAGGATAAGGGCGCCATCCCGTCCGACTTCGTGTCGGCGTCTCTCAACACCTTCACAGACGCAAGAGCCACCGAATCTTCCCGGTGGCTTTTGTGTTTCTAGTGCTCAAACGGCACTAGGTCCGACGTGCGAACCGTCAGGTTGCCGAAGGTCGGCATACCCGTGCTGTGGTCGATGCGGCACACCTCGATGCGTCCTGCATCCGTGTATCCCATCGGGACGAACCAGTCGTAGGGATGGAAGCGTTCGAGCGAGATGCTGCTGTGCGCTCGCAGCTTCCAGCGGGAACCCGGAGGAAACCGATCGAAGAGCTTCTGCTGCCTGCTGGGCAACGAGCCGTAGAACTCGCAGGCGGACAGGTAGTCGGCGACGGTGAAGGTGAGTTCCATCACGGCTGCACTTTCCCAACAGCATCCGGCAACCGATCAATCCACGACGTTACCCGACATGAACTACACGCCGTGATGCGGCTCGTGCACTTCTCAAACGTGTCGACGAACTTGAACTTGCCGGGGCAGGCGACAGGCGTCCCGAGAGGAATCGGTGTGTTGGAGTAGTAGCCTGTATGCGACACGCACAGGGGCACCGCTGACGACGTTCCGGCAGCATCCTCGCACGTCATCACCTTCACGCGCCCGAACGGCTCGTTGTAGGCCGGCACGTACGTTCCGTCGCACGGTGGTGAGACGCACGCCTGATTGCACAGCGTCAGGTCGGGTACACCTCGCTTGTCGAATTGAGGAAAGCAGGTGGGCGTGGCGGTGGTAGTGATGGTTGGCGTCACTGAAGGCGTGTCGGTGACGGTGGGCGTTTGGGTGATTGTTGCGGTGATGCTCGGCGTTCCTGTCGGAGTCTGGGTAGCGCCCGTTGCGGTCGGCGTCGGAGTGACTGCGGGCGTCGCGGTTCCCGTCCCCAGCGCACACGCGCTCGTTACATCCCCCGGCGTCGCGCACGTAGCCGCGCCGTTGTACGTCACGACGTAAGGCGTCGGGGTTCCCGGCAGCGGCGTCGGCAGCGAGTTCAGGACCGCTATGCAGTCGTCGAGCGACGAGAACGGGGGTCCGGGTGTAGTGTGGTCCAAGCAGGTTGCACCAGCAAAGGGGTCCACCGTAATACCCGCGAATCCACAACAACCGGGGATCGGTGTAGACGTCGGGGCCGGCGTAGACGTCGGGCTCGTTGGGGTCGGCGTAACGTCATTCACATAAACGCTAAAGCACCACTCTGTCAGCGCCACCTCATTGAGGCCGGTAGGCGCGTTCCCGCTGTTGCAATTGTCGCCTGCGCAATGAATCGCCGCCTTCGCGTACGAGTACCCATCGCCAGTGCCGGTATTCAGCCACGTGGGGAGCGCCGCGATCTGAAGCGGGAAAGTCCATGTACCAACAGTCGAAGGTGGTTCTTGACCGATTGCCGGAAACCCCTGCCACGGAGGAGAATCCGATGGCTCCAAGCAGGTGAAACTGGCACCCGGATCAGCAATGTTCCACAACGACCAATCTTCCCCGAGGCTATACCCATCATCCGTCAAGGTAGAACTTCCAACCGTGATGGTCCCGGTTCCCCCAACTGCCTGAGTCAATGCCAACGTCGGTCCCGTAAGCCATCGCACTAGACCAGTGGCCACAGTATAGTCGCCGCCGCTGAAGGAACGCTTGCCAACCAGAGGAAAGGATTGCGTGTCCGTCGTACTCCCGCCGATAGGGCAATAGGTTGCGGCTGATTTCTCTACTGACTGGATGTCCTCGGGCGTCGGTGTAGGCCCAAGGCAGAAAGTGTAGATATGATCCGTTGCGGGGGTCGGCGTGAAGGTCCGAGTTGGAGTCGGCGTCAGGCTCGGCGTGAGGGTGGGTGTTCTAGTTGGAGTCGGCGTGAGGGTCGGGGTCCGCGTCGGAGTGAAGGTCAGGCATGCAGCCCCGACGCTGATGAAGTTGGCGCACACCGCGTTGTTTATCAGCGTGCAAGGCGCGATGCAGGGCGCTCCGATGGACGCCTGGAAGTCCGTACACAGGGCTGCAGCGCACTCGCAACACTGGCCTGCCCCGATGGTCTGCGCCGATGCCGCGCTTGCGATCAGCACCAACGCAGCGATGGTGGCGTGGAGTCTCATCCCATTTCGACAGGGTTGAGGTAGGCGAACTCGCCGAAGAGTTTCTTCGCTTCGACGTTGTAGCGCATGGCGGCTTCTTCTTCGGTCTTATATTCGCCGAAGTTTCGGAGTTTTCCGTCAAGGCGCACGCGCGCTCGCCATCCCCATCCGCCACGCGTGACGCCCTTGAATGGCGACGCGCCACCATGCTTGGTGCGTCGATTCATGCCGTTTTGCTGTGGAGTTGCAAACCGTAGATTCGCACGACGATTGTCCAAGATGTTGTGGTTGATGTGATCTGCATATTTGCGCTCGCCAAATCGCAGGCCCAGAATCAGGCGATGCAAGAGTACCCAGCGGTGCGTCCCGTGATTCGGCCCATGCCGCCTGCCCTGCACGTAGCCTCGTTGTTGATGCAGACTCCAATAATATTTGTTGACCAATGGTGCGTCCTCAGCATCCACAATCGTGAACGTATTGGGACTGACGCGAATCGGAACTCCCCTCATGGTTGCACCGGAGCCACGGCATCTGGAAGTCGATCAACCCAACACGACACCGCGCCAGTGCCCGATACGATTTGGCACAGGCACTGCTCGAAGGTTTCGTCGAATCCGAGATAGCCCGGGCACGCGATTGGTGACCCCACCGGGATCGGCGTGCGGCTGTAGTAGCCAACATGCGGGTAGCACAACGTCTGTACGCTCTGCCCCGATCCTTCGCATGTCACCGTCTTCCGACTTCCGAATGGTTCGTTGTACGCGGGTACGGGTGTGCCCAGAGGACACGGCGTTGCCGCGCACGACACGTTGCACAGCGAGTTGTCGGGGTTCCCGCGCTTGTCGTTGAGAGGCCCACACGTCGGCGTCGGACTGATCGTCGGCGTCCGCGACACGGTAGGCGTCCCGGTGTGGGTTCGGCTCGGTGTGAACGTAATCGTCGGGGTGTTCGTCACCGTCACCGTCGGAGTGCGGCTTGGTGTCGGTGTTCTAGTCGGCGTCTCGGTTGCAGCGACTGTTTGCGTGATGGTCGGAGTCTTTGTTGGTGTCGGCGTACGGGTCGGTGTGTTCGTTGCCGTACTGGTTGGGGTGTTCGTTGGTGTGGTCGATGGGGTTGGAGTAGCGGTTGGCGTGAACGTCAACGTTTGCGTGGGCGGTGGCTCAGTTGGACTCGGGAGAACCGTTTCGGTGGCCTCGGGCGTGAACGTCGCAGGTGGAGACGTCGGGGTTGCTTGCGCGTGCGCAGCACTGGCGACGCACACGAACAACAGAACTGCCGGTAGCCACGCGTGCCGCATCTTATGCCATCTTCTCCAGCCAGTTCGGGTCGTATCCGGGCCGGTTCGGATTGTCCATTTTGGCGATGAAGTCGTTGAGGGCGTTCACGTCCGTGCGACCCATCGTTTCGAGGTCCGCACGGGTCTGGATGCGCGGCGGCGGCGGTGACGATTCCCGCGTCACGTTCGACAGTGAGTTCGCGGCTGCGGCAGTCTGCTCTTGCCGAACCTGCTCGGCGGCAGAGATCGCGGCTGTTGGAGCTGCCGGCGCTGCGGCACTGTTTCCGTTCTGCGCTTGATAGCCGTGACGTGGTGCGAGTTCGTATACGAGCTGCGGCAGAGTCTTTCCGACGCGTCGCGCGCCTTCGAGCATCTGCGCCCTGCGCTCTTGGAAGATGATCTGAATGGCGGTCTCGCGAGCGACATCGACCGTGAGCTTGCCGGCCTGCTCGGCTGCCTGCCGAATTGCTGGCCCGACGACGGGATGATTCAAGGCGCGTTCCTGCACGACTGCAATCTGCCCGAGAGCGTCCGCTTCCTCGATCTGCTTTTGCACGTAGAAGTCGCGGGCCGCTGCGTAGTCGGGATGCTGCGACTGAAATGCCTGCTCTTGGGTCTGCAGCTCGAAGGTCAGTTGCTGCTGCTGCATGGTCTGCTGCATCTGCGCCATCTGCGCCTGCATCTGCTCGACCGGATCGGGTTGGTATGCTTCGCCCTGCAGGGCCAATTGCTCCTGCTGCTGGCGTTGCTGCTCGGCGAGTCTGGCCTGCGTTTGCTGCTGCTCGATCAGCGCGAGACGATCACGCGTTTGCTGCAGCTCCACCATCGCAGCCTTGGTGCGCTTCTCTTCTTCTCGATACCGCGCCCATGCCGCGCGCTCCTCGGGGGTCTGCTCACGTCCTGCGACTGGCGGGGGTGGCGCTACCGGCGCCGTCTCCACCGGAGCAGAGGGCGCGGGCTCCGGGGAGGAGGCTGGCGGCGTCGGTTCGGTCGCTGGCGGCGAGTCCGAAGGGGTCGGTGGTGCTGCCGGTGCCGGTGGCACGGCTTCCGGTGGAAGTTGGGTTGGCTGGGAACTTGGCTCGGGCGGCGGTGTGGGTTCGACGGGCTCGCTCGACACCTGCACGGTTGGTGCGGGCACCATGCCCGGTGCGAGGTCGTGCGGGATCACGCCGCGCGCCGCCATGTTGGCATTGTCGCGCGCCTCGACTGCCGCGAATGGGTCGTAGGTCGCCGTGCTTCCGGGGACGTAATCGAGAGTCGTCGTGTTTTCGTTTGGTGCCGCCATCGTGTTCTCCTTGTGCGCCCTTACCACAGGCTGTTGCGAAAGGGAAAAGGTTCAGATTCTGTGTTCTAGCGAATTGACTTCCAAATCGTATTCCCGCCAGTTCACGCCAGCGAGAAATGCGACAAGTCGTTCGACCATCTCAGCAGCCACGTGCTCCTTGTGGTAGGGTGCGAATGGATTGTCGCCAGGTTCCCGCCCGCACAACTGATCGAAGTCATCCACTTCTTCGGCAGTCACGCCCGCAATACAGCAGAGCAACGCTTCAACCAATTCGTGTACGGCAACGAGCCACCCGTAGATAGGCTTAGACATTCGCGACACGCGGACCACCAGCGTGTCTGCCTCGAATGTCCAATCACCTGGCGTATCATAACGCTGCTGCGAGTGCTCGATCACCTCGATACGCACCGAGGCCGGTAGCCTCACGCCGCCTTCGTGGTTGCCTTGTCGCACTGCTCTTGTGCCTCCGACCACAGCGTCAGCACTTCGTCTTTGCAATTGCGATTCCACTCCAAGTCCTGCCCTTCGATCTGTTCAGCCACGTCGATTGCTGCGTCGATGGCTTCTTCGGGTGAGTCGCCAAGCCCTACGGCGGAGCCCACAATATTCATCCAAGCATGGGGCACCACCCACCACTTGCCATCGACCATCGCCGCACGCCGCAAGCGCACGAGCGGTGCGAGTTCATCAGGAAACTCGATCGCGCCCCAATTGTGCGTCGACCACTCGCTCTTGATTTCGATTTCGGCAGCGTACTCCGCCTCGAACTCTCCTTCGATCAGTTCACCGTGGGAGCCGCCCAACACAATCTCGGGCCAATTCGACACCAGCACCGAGAGGCACGCCATCGGCGGCGAACCTGCGCGGCAGCATGGGTCGATGAAATACGCCGTGCCGTTCTCGGCAACACGCACCTCGGTGGAGAAGTTGCCGCGCATACCGAGAGCGGCCAACGACTCGCTGATCTGTTCGTTCACCTCGCTCAAGCAACGCGGCATGTCGCTGACGTCCTGCACGCGCCCTACGAACGCCTGATCCTTCAACTCGACGCCCCACAGCGAACGCTTCGGAAACATGCCATCCACGGACCATCCGTCGAACCCGATTTCGATGCCCGGTACTTTCTCTTCGACGATCAGTTCAATCTCGTCGCCGTGTGGACCGAGACGATTCTTCAGATCGGTGAACCACGACTTCGAGAGGTGCCACGTCTTGTGCCCGAAGGTCTCAAGGTCGCCGCGTGTGAACGATGACTTCACGTACAGGTCGTTCTCGTCACGCAGAATTGAGCGCAGTGCATCGAGCCCGACGACGTGTCGATATGGGATCACCGGCATGTCCAGAGTCTCAAGCAGCTTGCGAAATTGGTAGCGGTCGAGTTCAAGCATCTCCGCTTTGCCGCTGCCCCACACTGCATAGCCGTGCTCACGCAGATACGACTGCATGTCGCCATCACCGCAATCGGGGAAGGCAACGCAGTCCACGTCGTCGATGTACGACCACATGGAGTCGACGCGCTCCATACCCGGCACGTCGCGTCCCACCATCGCGTTTTTCGCGTACGATGCGACGTCTCGAAACTCCGAGAACCACAACACGCTTGCGTCGGGTACGAGGGCTTGGCCGAAGGGTAGAAATGCGCCGCGATCCACAACCAGAATCACCGGCTTCGGCATCAGGCCACCTTGCCAGATATTCCAGTCAGATCGTAAAGCATCTGCTTGGCACACTCTTCACAGACCGTCGTTCGGTTACGACCCCCGATGATTCCCTCGCCTGATATGAGAACGGGCCGCAACTTCTCGGGCTCGGCATCGCACAACTGACACTTTTCCCCAGCCTTACGATCCAACGGATCATCGACTCGCATATCTATTCCGCGCTTCGCCATCAGTGCAGCACCATACCCGGCTGTTGCTTCTGCGCACGTTCGTACGCCAGGCGTCGCAACTCTTCGAGGTGAGACATGCGAATCGCCCACACGCGACACGCTTCGGCTAGGGCGTGGAAGTTCATTCTCGGCTGCCGCTACGTCGCGCCGCGTCCCGCTGCGCGTGAACCTTCGCCATGTCCGTCATGAGCTTCGCCGCCGCCTTTTGTGAATCGAGGTCCAACTTGTCTCGCTCCAGCATGTGTCCCTCCCGTTCCAAACCGTGCTGGGCGTGCTGCATACGTTCTTCTCGCTGCGCTTGCAAGCGGTCGAGCAGCGTTCGGACATCTTCGCGCCGACTGTTCTGCAACAGCGACTGTGCCTTGGCCTGATGCAGCATTGCCTTCGAGCGGATATCGGCGATGCGCGCCTCTGTTTCGCGTGGGTCCCGAGGTGTGCCGCGCCCCTTCAGGTTGATACCCGCCTTCGCGGCAGCCTCTTGCTCTTTTTGCTGCGCGATCATGGACTCCTTGATGGCGTTGCGGATCTTCACGGGGAACGGCAGGTAGTCGAGCATCTGCGGAACAAACAGTCCCTGACGCGTGAGTGCGGGCAGGGCTTCGAGCAGGAAGCTGCTGTACTGCGCACGCAGCGTCGGGTCGTGCTCGGTGTCGTCGAGAAGCAAATCGTATTCGACGCTGAACGGCTCGCGTAGCAACTGGATCACCTGCGGCGCTTCGGGCGCACCGATTCGCATGAGCCTTCCGTCGGCGAGCAGACCGAGATACGCCGCAATCGTCTTGCCTTCGTCTTCGAGGCGGTAGCGGGACAGTGAGTCGAACTCGTGCGCGAGAACGGTGAGCCCCGCTTGCTGCTGTTGGCGCATGAGCGTTGCGGGAGTTTGGCCGGGGTCGACGATCAGTCCGAGAGACGCAGCCGAGATTCCGGTCACCTGCTCCATGCTGCCGATGCACCACTGCAGCATCTCCATCGTGCCGGAAGGCATTTGCGGGGCGGGCTTGGGCATCACCTTGCCCTCTTTCAACGCGCCCTCGGCAACGATGTTGATTGCGCCCGGTTTGCCGTATGTGTTCTCGAAGTCGTGGCGCTGCGCGTCGGTAGTGAACGCACCCTCCTCGACAATCGCCCCACCCTTCGCCGACACGCCGATGATCTCGATGAGCTGGTTGAAGAACTTGTTCGCGTATCGCTGCGGGTCCATCAGCAGCCGAACGAAGCCGTACCACATGCGGTTGTCTTCGTCGTAGTGGCCCGTGATGCAGTTGAGCGAGAAGCGGTCGCCGGGAAGTCGCTTCGGCTCGTCGAGCATGTACTTGCGGTTGAGCAGATACGCGACGCGATACACGCGGTGCGTTGCCTTGTCCGCCATCACGCGCAGATTCGGCGCCATGATCTGCAGCCGCTTTTCGTAGATGCGGAAGTCGGCGTCGGAGAGCCATACGGTCTCCTTGGTCACCGGGTCGACGAACGCGCGCCCGTCTTCGTCGTCGTAGTATTGGAACTCCGTGACGCAGACCTTGCCCGCCTTCTTGGGCATCGTACCCTGCTTGTCGATGGGCTCGGTCTCGATGTTCGGCACCGTGTAGAACACGGGTGACTTCTGGGGAAACTCGTCAGCCCCGCGACCACCGACCGCACCTGCAATCAGCGCCCTATGCTTCGGCCACCGTCGCTCCGCTTCGTACTTGTCGATCAGCGGCTCACGCGCACGCCACCGCGTCGACATCATGTTTTCGTCCGAACAGTCGGGCCACAGCATCTCGCGCCACGGCACGCGCACATGCTTGATCTGGCCCTTCGGGTCACGATTCTTGGTGATGTACGTGTCCGTCCAACCCACGCCCGTGACCAGCATGTCGGCGAATGCACGGCTGCGCTCGAACCCACCTCCGCACGAACGCATCGTTGCTTCGTACGCGTTGGTCATGAACTCGCCGAATGCTTGCTGCAGCGCGTTGTCGATGACGGCGGGTTGGTAAATCAGAGCCTTCGTGGTGCGCCTCTCGACACCCGAGATGTAGTTCACAAACCGCTGTACGGAGTTGAACGCAGTGTCGGGCCGACGCTCGATGCGTAGGATCTTTCGCGTCTCCGGGTCGTACTGGTTTCCGGCAACGAACTGCGCGCACTGCAAGCCGGCTTCTCGGAACTTTGAAATCTCCGGGTCAGCCTGACTCAGCTCCTTGCGAATCCACTCCGTGAGGTCGCCCCGTTCCATCGGGACGCGCCGATCGGACTCTGCCCCCTCCGCACCCATTGGCAGATTCGGCGAGAGCTTTTCGCCTACTTCGAGTTTTGGGTTCAGTTCGAGTAACGGCTGGAGCGGCATCAGTTCACGGTCGATTCAGCGGTCATCACAGATGCGGTGTACCAGAAAGATGCTCAACGTGGAAACTCATACACTCTTCGGGTAGGATGAACGCGTCTGGGATGGCGGTCGTACGTCATCCCAGACGCTAACCACAAATCCCGCCAAGGAGGATAAGATGGCTAAACGCAGCAATACTGCCCTTCGCTTGCGGCAGCAACACTTTTGGGCTCGTGTGGATATTGGAAGTCCAGATGAGTGTTGGCTGTGGCGAGGAGCAAGACGCACTAAACGCGGCGGTTACGGAGTCTTTGCGGTACGGACGTGCCCCACGACTGGAGCACATCGCTTTGCTTTCTATTTTGCAAACGGTCAATGGCCGCCCGTAGTACGGCACCTGTGCCACAATCCGCCATGCTGCAATCCGATGCATCTCGCAGGCGGGACAGCCGCCGACAACGGCGCCGATACGGCTGCACGTAATCGCATTGCACGGGGTGAGAGCATCGGCATTTGTAAACTCACAGAATCCGATGTGCTGGAGATTCGACGCCTCTACACTCCTCATCGTCGATTCACTACCACGCGCCTAGCCGCCATTCATGGCGTCAGCGACTCCTGCATTTTCGACATCGTTCATCGCGTGACATGGCGTCACGTGAAGGGTCCGGTCAAGCTACCTGCTTTGTTGCGCGGGCGTCGTGCTCGACTCCAATCACGCTGATCTGATACGGAGCGTGGCATGAAACCCATACGCATCAGAGTCAGAATCGGGGATCTCGAAGGCCACGTTTACGTGCAGGACAACCAGATCGTCGGCGTCACCGGCAAGCTGGAATCGTGGCTGTGGCGTCGGTGGTCAACGATGGTCATGCTGGTGAAGCGGCAGGGCGGAGAGGTTGAGATTGCGCGGTAGCTACCACGCGGCCTCCCATCCTCCACGTTGCGGCTCGCGCCGCTCAGGTCGACCGTCCGGTTCGGGAATGAACTGAATCCGCAGCTCGGGATCGTGAATGCGCGAGAGCGAGTCCAGGCCGTCGTCGTGGCGCACCGAATCTTCGCCACGATAGGGAATGAACTCCTCGTTTCGGAACGTGGCAATCACGTCGATCTCAGACCCGTCCGCACACTTCTGCATGATCGAGGGCGGAAACCAGATGCGTGCCTGCGCGAAGTCGCTGCGTAACTCTCGGATGCGAGACTCCTTGGTCAACTGCGCTCGCGGCCCCTTGCGACCCACAGCAACAGGTCGCAGCACGAGATTTTCTTTCGCCATGCGCTGATTGAGGTAGAACGTGTCGGACACCAATCCCTGCTCCTCGTAAACGAATCGGCGCGGTTTCCATTTTCTCGCCAAACGCACGATGTGTTGCGCGCGTTGTTCTGGGTTCAAACGGTCGTACACCCAGTCGACCACGAAGACTCTGTTCTCCGGCCCAGCCGCGATCACGAGAATCGAGGTGCGGTCGGAACGTGCCGACATCGCCAAGCCAGGATCGCAAATCATGTAGTGCGCCCAGCCACGCTTTACCGTTCCCGGCTTGTAGGTGAGAAACCAATCCTCGTTGAACCAGAACTCGTCGAAGGCGCGCGGCTGTTGCTGCCACACTGACCACCACACCTCCTGATCCGACTTGGCCGACTCGTAGTGCGCGTCGCCGTAGTAGTCGCTCCACAAAAACCTGCCACGACGATCAGGGGGCCACCCAAACTTTCCGTCGGTATCTTCGGCGGGCACGATCAGGATGTCCCACGCATCAGGCTCGGCTTCCATGACGCGCGCAAAGAAGTCGCGCAGCCAGTAGCGCGTGAGCGACATCAGCATTTTGCCTTTCGGTCGTAGACGGTCCTTCACCACGGAACGGTACACGTCGAAACGAGCGCGCATCTTCGGCTCGGACTGCGCCTCGAACATGGACTTCACCGGATCGTCGATGCCGATGAAGTCATAGTGGACGCCTGCGATTCGATCGTTGAACCCTGCGGCGAAGTAACTGCTGCCGCCCTTGGTGCTGAATCGCTTGCTGCCGTGAGAATCGAGGGTGGGGTGAGCTGTGGGAAAGACTTCGGTGGCTAGATCAGACTCGCAGATGTTCCTGATGCGCCGACCAAACTCCATCGCAAACGCGGTCGAGTAGGAAAGCGTCATAGCGCGAATGCCAGGACGCGAGCCAAGCAGGAAGGGAATCAACGAAACAGTCCCAACTTCCGACTTGCCGTGTCCGGGCGGGAGGCATATCGCCAACTTCCGCTTGCCCCTGCCGTTGAGCAATCTCTCGATGGCCGGGATGATGAGCCGCTGGTGAAACCACGCAGGCTTTTCGTCGGGTCGCAGAGCAAGATGCCACGCGCCGAGATTCGTAGACAGCTTCTGCTGCTGCTCGGGCGAGAGCTTGAGGGTGTTGTCGGGCATCAGGCATCACGCGATACCTAGCCGCCGTGCTGCGGCTCCGAGTTCAAACGCGTTCGGTTCTGGTTCGAGTAGTCGCATCACATCCCGCGCGTCGATCACGCGCTGTCCGTCGCTGAGTTGGTACACCGTGAGCGTCGTACCCGCGAGTTCAATCGTCCCCTTGTGCGTCGCATACGGCTTCCCGTCGACAGGTTCGGTTGGTGCAGGCAACGCCTCGAACTCCACACCGTCGGTCCAGTCGCCGCGTCGCGCATTTTCCTTCAGCGCGATGGCTCGTGCACTCGGCAACTCAGTCATCCCCGAAACTCATCGGCGCAGGCCCGGTGTTCGGCACCGCGAACACATCGACCTTCGGTTCGGCAGGTACGGGACGCACTGGTCGCGCGCCCTCACGTGCCAGAAAGGCGCGATTGTCCCGGCACGGGCACGCTTCGCGCCACGTTTTCGGGTTCGTGTTCGACGGAACCTTGTCGCACAGCTTGCAGCGGTCGACCATCGGTGACCCATTCGCACTCGTCATGCGGCTTCGCTCGTCGTAGCGGCGAAGGATCGTGACTGCGCGTTTGTAGTCGAGGTCGGTAGGCACGTGCGCCCTATACGCCTATCTCGGGGTGGATTGCAAGTCGACTGCCCCAAGGGGCGTGGACCACGAACTTGTAACGCACGCGTGACCCACTCCACCGAATACCGTCGTCTTCTCCTGCTTCTGCTTCAACTGCCACATGGCGGGCCAACCGTCGATCAGGGGTTCGTCGCCGCTCCACTCACCGCGCACGATTCGATTGCCCATCGAATTATTTGCGCCGATCACGCGAGAGTATCCCGCCTCGCGACACGCTTCGAGAAATTCCGGCTTCCACTCGGGTTCCTGCATCGCCAACTGCTGCGCCATGACTACGCCTCCCTTCGCTTGGTCGACACGTCGTCGACCGTGACGCTATTCACCAACTGCATGCTCATCGTGCTCCCAACTTCCCGTACTGCCCAAGCACTTCGACGCTCGGACGAAACGCGTTGGTCTCGACGTTGTGGAGTGTCGTCTTCGGAATCCCCGACTTCGCCGACATGCGCTTGAGAGACAAGCCGGCTTTGCGGCGTACGTGCCGCAACCACTCGCCGTTGACCGTGGTGAGAATCGTTCCGCACGCACTGCATTCGACCTTACGCGCTTTCTTGGGAGCCCTCATGTCGGGGTCCGATACACCGGAACCGTCGGGCATGTCAAGCGTACAGTCTTGCTTTTCTCGCTGCCGCTGTGGCACCACGGGCCGCATGACATCTGCCCCGCTTTACACCGAACTGTTCGCCAACGATCCGATGCTGCCGGCGCAGATGCCGCTGCGACAAAAGGTCGTCAACACGGGTGAGAAACGCTTGATGCTCGCCGTGCTCGAAGACGCCGTGAAATGCGCGCTGATGGAGCCTGTGCCACGCACTTGGCGCTGTGGTCCGCCCGATGCGCGCGGCAGGCCGTGGGACGAAGCGTTGCGCTGGATGCTCGACACGGATTGGGATTGGCCGTTCAGCTTCGTGAACATCTGCGAGACCCTGAAGATCAGTCCCGACGCGGTTCGCGAGTCGATTCGGGGGAAGTTGGCGGCCCGTCGATCACCTCTTGCAGTGCCTCCACGATAGGCCCCATCGCCCACCGCGTCCACGGACCCTTGTTGGTGCGCAGCTTATCGAGCAGATCCTGCGCTTCTTCTGGCGAGAATAACGCGTGCGCCGCATCAAACGTCGCATCTCTCTTGCGCTGCACCAATTGCGCTTCCCACTGCTTCTCCCACTCGCGATACTCGTCGTCCTCGTTCATCTCGTTTCTCTTTTCGCTCACTGTTCATCCCACACCGGCTCGAATATCCCTTCGCCGTCGTAGTCGCACGGCTCGGGTTGCGGCACGCTCTTGATCTGCGGGCGATAGCGGCCTCGCGGTAATTCGGGTTCGAGTGAATTGCGGTCGCGCGCCATCGCCTTGAAGTGCTCTGGGTACTCCTCGAACGTCGGAGCACGCTTGCCGTGTCGCTTCTGCAACTGACCCGGATCGTTGGTCACCGGGCCGTGGTTGGCGAGAGCTTCCGGTGTTCCCCATGCAGCGCACTTCGTGCACAGCACGTCTTGCACCGACCCGCTGCACTTCTCGCATCCCATGTCGCCGTGGCACTTCCAGCAGGCTTGATACGACGTGCGACCGTGATGCGGCTCGCGCCCGTGCTTCGACTGCCACGCGCATGCAGAGCCGTAGCAGTGCACCGGGTGATCGTCGTCGGTCGGTTGTCGACCGAAGAACGAAGCCGACATGAAGTTGTGACACGTGAGGCATTCACCGGGTCGCGCTGCGCGTGGAGCCTCTGGCGACTCCGCTTCGTTGCCTTGCTTGGGGACGAACAAGCCGCCCGATTCCGCACGTGACTTACGCTTGGGCATGTCGTGCTCCGTTGTCAAATTCGCCTTCGATCACTCGAACGGCGTTGCTCGCATTTTTGGTCAACCACTCGAAGGTCAGACGCCAATTACCCTTGCCGCGCCCGCACAAGAAATCCGACGTTCCTACGCGCACGAACACAGACGCCCACCACTGCGGGTCGGGATGCTCCTTGAGCCGCGCCCGCGCTTTTCGACGGCGCTCCTCGGTGAGCGGCAGCGTCACGCACGGCAGCCCGTACAGCCGCGCGCAGTTCTTGTTGTAGCCGTCGCCGAGCATGTCGGAGGTGATGACAACCGTGCCGTTCTCGGTCGACACTTCAACGCCGTCGTCGTCCCCGTCTTCGAGATCGTCGCCTTCGTCGTCGTCGGAATCGTTGTCGAGTGGGATGAGTTCCTGCTGTGCTGGTATCGCCTTGAGTTTGGGTCGCTTGGGACGTGTGGTGGTAGGATCGTCTGGGTCGGGAAGGTGAAACGCCTCTTCGTAGCGTTCGTAAAAGGCGTCGAAGAAGGGTGATTTGCGCAGGCTCGCGATGAGCTTCACCACACCTGCGTGCTGGTGGTTCGGCGGCACGAGCTTCGGCCCGTACTGCTGCGCGGCCATCTCGGGAATCCAAACCTCCTCGCACTCGAAGTCGTAGAAGGCAAACCCGATGTCCTGCAGCGCAACGATTGCCGCACGCGCGTCCTCGCTCGACATGCCGAGTTCGTGACACAGCGTCGGCAGCGGCAGGTAGTACAGCCCGATCGACGAAGCCGACGCGCACGTGAACAGGTAAGCGCCCAACACCTGAGCGTCACGCCCCGCTGCGCGAATCAGCTTGCCCGTTGTGCCGGTCCAGTAACGCGGACGAAACGAGTAGTAGCGATCCGACATGGCGGACACTCGCAATCAAGCCGCATCTTCGTCACGCTCCGGCACCGGGTCTGGCGGAGGTTCACCGAGATCCGCCACCACGCGGTCCATCTCGCTGCGTATCCACGGCGCAAGAAACTTGTCGGGCGCCGACAACCCAGCCCGACGAAGCCGTGTCTTGAACGCCCGCCGCCACCGAGCGTGCTGATCTTCGTCGACCCACAACTGCACCAACACCTTGCCGACACGCTTGCCCATTTCGCGCTCTCCCCTCGTGCTCGCCAAGCCTCATATCCGAACTGCTCGTGTATGTCAAACGCGATGCGACAATTCCCCTCTCTGCACTCTCCCTACAGATACAGGAACAGATACATACACTCCACATCGCGCGACGCGCGTGCGCGAGAGCCCCTCTCAAGGGGCTTGCAAGGGGCTCCGAAGGGGCTTGCAAGGGGCTTACGATTCACCGAATTGTGGATAACTCCCGAAAAAACGGCAATTGGACGACGCTGAACTCGGATTCTAACTGCGCTTGAGGAAAGAGGAATACGGAAATTCCCAGTGACCTTCGGTGGGAGTTCAATGGAGCAGGCTCTCTTTCGGGGGAGTCGTCGAAGGTATCCCCGGCCTGACAAAAGGGACCCGTGATTGTGTCTCACAGATCGTGGTTGACATCAGGTCGGATAATATCCGGCACGTGTCGAAGCACCTTGTTGAGAAGATCGTAGCAAGATCAGGCAGTTGCTCTGATTCGTCATGGAAATGCCGGGCCTCATAATGCGCGCTATCGGACGTAGTGACGCAATCGGGACGCGTTCTGGTGGTGGTCAGCTCGACGCCTCGATGCACAAGGTTTGATTGACTGTCTCACGACGATGAGACACTTTCTTCCTCGTCGGTCAGTCTCCCTAGCAATGCCATGCCAACTATTCATCATTGGCACGGATCTTCCCGGCAATTGTCAAGTCAATATGTCACCATGTGTCTCAGGTTGTGAGACACTTCACTCCCAAAAGCAAAAGGCGCCGGATCGCTCCGACGCCTTGCTTGCCCTTGCTCACTGCCCGATGTTCACCGGAAAACCGCCGCAGTCACGGCAATAGTCACCAGCGAACAACAGCGGGTTAGGGCAACCAAGATTGGAGCACACGTGGCGCGCATACTCCAAATGTCCAGCACACAAGCGAGAAGGATGCTTCGTGTACGTGGTGCAATAGGAATGCTCGCAGCATACCGATTGTTTAGTATTCATCTTTCAATCCTCCTACCCGACACAAGCCAAGCACGTGCTCAGCGTCGAGTCTCGTCTAGGCCGCGTTCCACCAGCTTGCGCGCGGCGGACCCTACAGGGTCGCGTTGATCCTTAGCCAGCTTGCGCAGCTTCACCATGTAGGCTGGCTTGAGCCGCACGCTAACCACTTCAGTCCGCTCTGTGTCTTTCTGCATAGATGCACCATACACACAGACGCAATCTTTGTCAACATTCATTTCTCATGTTGACAAGCGTGCTGCTTGTGTGTAGATGTATTCGCGTGACTGGCATCTACCTCATAACCCACAAGGCGAGCCGCAAGGTCTACGTTGGCTGTTCCCGTCGCATCGAACTGCGCTGGTCTCAGCACGAAACAGCACTGATTGACGGCTCGCACAGCAACCGCGAACTGCAAGCCGCATTCAATGCTGATGGCTTCGCCGGATTGCGCTTCGAGGTA